TGAAATAATATATTTAAAAATGGTATATAATGAATTAGGATCATTATATATAAAACATTTGTCTTTAAGAATATTTATATGTTCATTATCGCTTCCTATACAAGTAATTATAGGTTTATTTCTGATCGAAAACTCAGACACTGCTGCACCAAATGTCTCACCCATCTGTCTGGCATGTATCATAGCATCACAAGTATTAATAAACTCCACCTTTTTATGTAAATCGATTATTTTTTCAAGATGAATAATATTTGACTTTTCTCTACAAAATTTATCTGTATTTACCATTAAAAAATATACATTAAGAAATTCATCTGTTATTTTATCTACAACTTGATGAACATAATTGATATTAAACTGATTTGTTCCTCCATGTCGCCCAAATACAATAGCATTATTCGGTATATTTAATTCTTTCCTCATATTACTATTTATATCAGGCAAATTAACCATATAATTTACGACTGGATAGTTTTGACCAAAACAATTTGATATTCGTCCGTAAACATCTCCATGCTTATAATATGTATTAAAAACGCAATGTATTATATTTTTACACACATTTGACATTTTACCATCCCATTCTCCTGCTTTTTGCATATATAAAATGTTGCATCCCTCTTCTTTTAGTATTTGATCTGCTTCACTTTGCCAATTAATATATGGTCTTAATTTAAATTCTTTTTTAAATTTATCTAAAACCTCTGGAACATTTCTATTATCATTTCCGATATACATTATAATACTTTCATTACCTAGATAATGTTTGTTATAATAAGCATAATCATATAAAGAAACAGTAGTACCTCTTTCACATAAGCAATTATCATGAAATGCAATTTTAACCATTTATATATAATTTATCTAGTATTTTCTATTTAAATATTATTTACATAATATGTAAATAATATGTAAATAATATGTAAATAATATGTAAATAATATGTAAATAATATGTAAATAATATTTGCATAGAAAATTATTATAATAATATGTAAATAATATTTGCATAGAAAATTATTATAATAATATTTTAATTTCATTTTCCCATTGTATCAATCATATTTTGCGCCTTATTTAATATTGAACTATTTTTATTTATAAATATAATATCTATTTGAAAAAGCAATCTATTATCGTGAATATGTTGACCTATAATATCAAAAACAACAAAATTATTAGCTTCCATAAAATTTATATGTTCAGAAAATGATGATACATTTGCATTATATTGGCCACAAAAAGGCATTTCCAAAATTATAAATTCAGTATTTTTAATTAAATTTTGTCCCCCTTTCAATATAGAAATTTCTGCTCCTTGACAATCTATTTTAATTAAATCATATTTTTCTTTTTCAAAAATAGTATCAAGAGTTACTGTTTGCTTTTTTACTGGTTCACAATTAGAAAAGTGATGTGTTCTTTCTTTAAATATAGAATCACCTGTGTTTTTCATTTCATACCAATCAACTTCTGTTTCTGTTTCATAAAATAATAAATTTTTATAATTAAAATTAGTAATTTTATTACAAATATGAATTAGTTCTTCATATTTTATTGGTTCTATTAACATATATTGCGCTGTCGGAAATACATGAAGACAATTATAGCTCCATATTCCATGATGAGCACCCAAATCTAATATATTATTTGGATTAAATCCAAATAATTTTAAATTATTTAATTTATTACACAGATTTCTGTCCATATATTATTAATAATATTAATATAATTTGCTTTATATTAGTTTTATTATAAATACTAATAATACTATTAAAACAATTATAAATAATTATAAATAATATATAAATAATAAAACCTAATATATATTATTTATGGCTGTTAGTAATAGTAATGCTAATAATAGTAGTAGTAGTAGTAGTGTTGTTATTCCAAAAATTATCCATCAATTATGGATTGGTCCTAAGCCTCGTCCCTCAAAATTTATGGCTACTTGGCAGACTAAGCACCCCGACTACGAATATATTATGTGGAATGAAGAGGAAATTCGCAATCGTGGATTGCATCTAGAATGCATTTCAAAAATTAATGAAATAGAGGAAATTAATGGTAAAGCCGATATTATACGTTGGGAGATTTTATACCATTATGGTGGACTATTTGTTGATGCCGACTCCATTTGTATTGAGCCATTTAACTATTTGATTGAACAACATAAACCTTTTTGTGGTTATGAAAATGAAAACGTAAGACAAGGCTTAGTTGCAACCGGAACTATGGCGTTTCCGAAAAATCATCCATTGCCGCGGGGCGCAATTGATTATATTAAAGCTAATGAAGTTAGCCAAGCTAAAACGGGCAAAATGGCGTGGAGAACTGTTGGTCCCGAATTATTAACAAAGCTTCTTCAAACTAATTTGTTTTGCGATGTTGTTATTTATCCTAGTTATTATTTTTTACCGAAACACGCCACTGGAGTACAATATATGGGGCATTCTATTGTTTATGCATATCAAGAATGGGGCTCTACTAAGCAAAATTACGAAATTATGAACTCAATTGAATTAGAGGACATTTATAAAGAGCCTAAAAATTGGGTCTCCGTTTTAGTAAGCAGTTATAATACAAATCATAAATATGTTGTAGAATGTTTAGAATCAATAAAAATACAAAACGGCCACTTTGGAATTGAGCTAGTATGGATTAATGATGGATCAAACGAATTAAGCACTAAGCTATTAGAAAAAACACTTGATGAATTTAAAGCTAAAATGCGATTTATAAAAATTGTTTATAAAAAATGGCCTACAAATAAGGGTATTGGTTATAGTTTGAATAAAGGCGTTGAAATGTGTTCTCACGAAATCATTATTAAAGTTGATAGTGACGACATATGTGTGGCTGACCGTTTTATTAAGCAAATAGAATTTATGAAAAATAATTTAGATTGTGCTATTGTTGGCTCTAATGCGCATTACTTAAAAGAAATTGATAATTCTAAAGTGCTTCAAGGCTCCACAAATCATCCATATTTATTAACGTGGGCAGACTATAAAAGAAATCCATCTCATTGGTTTGTAAATCATCCATGCGTATGTTATAGAAAGTCTGCAGTATTAGCAATTGGCAATTATAATGAGCACACGCATTCGCTTTACGAAGATTTTGAACTAGAACTAAAACTGCTCAAACATTTTGGGAAGCTATATAATATTCAAGAAAATTTACTATATTATAGAATACACGCTAATCAGGTTACTGCTAATAATAGTTGCTCTAAACCAGAGGTAGTTAATGCTCGAAATGTTTTTATTAAAAAATTATTGGTAGATTAAATTGGCTATAATAGCTATAAAAAAATTGAAATATAAAATTTGTTCAATATTGTTAAATTATAATATATTCTAATATTAACATTATTAAATGATTATTCAATTATTTAATAATTTTATTGAATATTTGCTAGTTAAATTGTATCCCGATTATTATGAATATAAAATTATAGAGCGAGTTAATTCAAGTGGCTCACTTGTCGAATATTGTGAAAATTAAATTGCATTGAATGGCATTGAATTGAATTGCATTGCATTGAATTGCATAAAATAAAATAAAGGTTATATTTGTATTCTTTGTTTATTCATTCAACATTGAAATAATGAGTTTATCTAAATTATCATATTCAGGTTGCCAATTTAGTGTTTTTCGCGCTTTACTCGAATCCCCTAATAATAATTCCACTTCACAAGGTCTAAAATATTTTTTATCAACACTAATTAATATTTTATTTGTTAAACTATCTACTCCTATTTCGTTCTCATTTTCACCTATCCATTTAATAGTTATATTAATCTTAGCAAAAGCTTTTTCAACAAATTCCCGAACAGAATATGTTTGACCCATAGCTAAAATATAATCATCTGATTTATCTTGTTGTAACATTAACCACATTCCATACACATAATCTTTTGCATGCCCCCAATCTCTTTTTGAATTTAAATTACCTAATTTTAAAATATGAGTGTCATTCTTTTTATTATTATTAATTTCTTTTACAAAATTTGTTATCTTTTTCGTTACAAAATTATCACCACGTCTTGGTGAATTATGAATTCGGCCTTTACCTATACCAGCATGAAATTTTCCACTTTCAGTTTCAAGATCATAAAACCATCCATCATATGTATCAAGACTTATAATTTTTTTCACTTCATTATTTATTTTTTCTTTATGATGCATATTATATACTTGAGTATTATCATTAACCACATTTCTTATAAAATTACGACTTATTTTTGTTTGTCTTGATATTTCATGATAACTTAATTTTTGTTCATGTAATTGTTTAACTAATTCATATTTTTCAGCACTTTTATTTATAGAAAATCTTGTATCACTTAAAATATTTATACTATAATATAATCTATTTTTACCAAATTTAAATACACTTTCAACATTTATATTAAATCTTTGACCTGTTGTATTCTCCAATAAATATATTAATCCTTGCGCTAATGTTGCTGAATTAGTTTTAAAATTTTTAAATTCATAAATACATGCATTACTTTTTAATCCGTCTGCTTTATTATATCCTTCTAAAAACTTTTGTTGAATATTAGAAGCAGAATTTAAAACTATAACAGGAATTCTCTTAGTTTTATCTTCGTTATAAATTTCATATTTTCTTAAAAAATCATTAAAACCATTTAAACTTGTTTGAAAAACCGTTTCATTTGTATTTAAACCACTTGTTTTTTTACTCGTAATATGATGTGGTTCTTTATTATTATATTTACATATTTTATACCATAAAACAATTACATATTCATGAACTATCATAGATTTATTTGTAAATCGTAAACTATTTGAAAAATTGCCATCACCAACCATTAATCCTAAAAATTCAGCTTCCTCTTCGTTTATATGATTTTTATAAAATTCTCTTTTTATTTTACATTTTTCTGTATGTTTCAATTGTGTATATTTTCTTGCAAAAATATAATTACAATATTTACATTCTAATTTATTAATTGTTTCATTTTCATATTTATATAATTTAGCATTACTATTTTCATAATTATCCATTTTTGGATATTCAACTAATTTTACTTTATCTCCTAATTTAATATTTTGTGCTTCTATTTCTTCATCGTTTTCCATTATTATTTCATGATTGCCAGTAACCATATACGCTGCATTTTTTGAAATAATAAATTTAGGGTTTTTATTATTATTTAGATCGTGAGGATAACCAGACGCAAATAATACTTTCGTCCAATCATTATTATCCCATATGTATAACTCCGTTTCAACACAACCTTCTTGATATTTATTTAATTTTTCATTAACTAATAAACCATCAAGCCTTGTATGATATTTAACTACTTCTGATATTGGCTTTATATTAATTACATTATCTTGTTTAAAAATTACAGGCATAAATGCTGCTAATGTTTCGTGATTAAATAATATTCCCGAACACGCAAATAAATTATAACCTTCACGATAATTTTTAACTATAAAATGTGAATATACTTTTGCACAAGCATATGGAGATTGTGGATTAAAAGGGGTTGTCTCTTTTTGAGGTGTTTCTATAACACTGCCATACATTTCACTTGTAGACGCTTGATAAAATCTGATTTTCTTTTGATGTTCTTTTGATAAAGCACGAATAGCTTCTAAAAGTTTTAATGTACCAATTCCATCAACTAAAGAAGTGTATTCCGGATTTTCAAATGAAATTTGAACATGACTTTGTGCGCCCAAATTATATATTTCTAATACTTCATAATCTTTGTTATTTGAAATTATCTCATTTATAATATTTATCAATGAAGACCCATCTGTTAAATCTCCATATTTTAAGTTTATTCTCTCTCTAATATGATCAATTCGTTGATAATTAAATATACTTGAATTGCGTCTAACAATACCAAAAACTCCGTAATTTTTATCTAATAATAACTCCGCTAAATATGAACCATCTTGACCTGTAATTCCTGTAATTAATGCTAATTTAGTCATAATTATTTATTATTTATTATTTATTATTTATTATTTATTATTTAATTGGTTTTATTTTTAAATATATAGTAATTTTTTTATATAGTAATTTTTATATTTGTAATACAGACAATACAGGCATATGGTCGGAAAATAGTCTGTGTATTCGTCCTTTTTTTCTAAAACTTGCCGGTATTTTTATAGACTTTTGTTTTATATTTTTATTTACTAATATATAATCACCACTATCACTAAAATATTTGTATTTATGTTTGGGCTTGTGCCAGCAACAGCTCTTCAATGTTTTTCTTGCTTTTGTTTTAGTTAAAATATGGCTTAATTTAATCACATTATTGCTTAATGTTATAACATATGGATTATTTAAATGAATGCTTGTTTTTGGGTCGTTAAAATCTCCCATCATAATAATTTTTTCTGACATATATTGCTTAATGTTTTTATTAGTATTGATAAATTTGTTTAAGTTATTTGTTGCTTCATTGCGATGAATAGACCAAGGCATATGAAGATTTATTAACACATAAATTGCCTCATTTTTCTTAGTTATTAATATTAAGCACGGTCTATCATCTGACTTCATTAAATTGAAACAAGTGCTGTAAATTTTTTCTCCAAATATTTCGGGGTTCCATAATATGCTTATTATAGATTGCTTTTGTATCCCTCGTTCAAACTTTTTCAAGTTCGGTTGAACCTTCATTATTTCTGGCTCAATTGCACTATTGACTTCCTGTAATCCCATTAAATCTATTAATTCTAGTTTTCCTATATGTGTTATTGCATTTTTTATACATTGTAGTCCGCCTGTTTTATATGCTTCTTGACAAGCCTCGACGAAGTCTGCTTCTGACCCAAGCATTTTATTTGCTTGCGTTGCCCAACTTATATTGTAGGACAAAACATTTATTATCATATAAGTATATATATATAAGTATATACTATAAAAATTTAATAAAATACTATAAAAATATATTAAAACTAATTTTGCAAATTATTATATTAATTTGCAAAATGTATAGTGCAAAAACTAGTATATTAAATTTTATTTATGGGTTATTTTTTTTTATTTGTAAATGGACTAATCCGTTTTATATAGTATTAACACCGTTTGCATATATTGCTCGCTTAACTCACCAAGTGCCCATTCTATTAAATGCGAAAATAAGAAACAAACAAGTTTTGACTTATAATAAATATAACATAGTTGCATTACCGTCAGATACCAATTTTATACAAGATAGATGGCAATCGTTCCAATATATTGAATGGACACTTAACGAAGGCTGGACCTATGATAAATGTAAACTGCTTTTTGACGACTGGTCTATGAGAAATTTTAAGTGTAAAGCGAACTTTATTGAAAGCCAAGGCAATGCTAAAGAATATATTGAAACTATTACTCGAAAAAAGCCCTCGCAAGTTATTATAAATGCTCCACATTTAATAGTTTATTTCAAGAATAAACTTGTAATATTTATGGATCATTATTTTTGCGATGGATTAATTATTGCTGATTTGCTTAATCATTTATTTTATGAAGATAAAGTTTCCACTATTACATTTCCAAAATATAGAAGTTATCCTTTTATTTCTGATTATTGCGCTATTGAATATTTAGTAAGAATGTCTATTGAGAATATAAAATATCCACCACTAATTAACGGTATAGGAGCTAAAACATATTTAATGACTGAAACATTAAAGAAAAATGAGGCTCTTATTTGGAACCGTTGGACTATATATGCGCGTGGAATTTACAATGTATATGAAGCACTGCCTCAAGATGTTAGCTATTTGCGAATAGGTTTAACGGTTGGTTTTGACAGCGACACAACGTTTGGAAATAATCGCATAGGTTTAATAATAGTCATTATTAAACGCTCACCTATTAATTTATCATATAGTGAAAAAATATTAAATTATATGGAGCAGTTTAAAACTCAAACATTAGCACGTTACATTGATGCACATACGTGTTATGATGTAATTCGCTCATATAATATGAGTTATGTGCGTGGTTCTAAAATGGCTAGACTTGTTGATATTTATTTTACCTCTTTTTATTATAAAGAAGGGCCTAGCAATATTATTGGAGGGATTGGTGGTTTTGTTGGTACATTAAATAATAGTGAAAATGTGTATATATGTGCTACTTCATTTGGGACAACCACGTTTTTTACCTATGTAACAAATTGGAGCCAATTGAATTTAAATAAGCTTATTAGCAATGGACTTAGTCTTGAATATGAATTTGACAATGCAGACCCTGGTCAGTTTTAAGGTATTCTATTTATTTTTATTTATTTATGAAGATTAAATAAATAAAAACAAATAAAGTCTGTGAATTTTATGATTTTACTTCTTGTAAATACACATTTACGTGATTTTTATCCAAAAATATATTAAATATACATAATGCTAATAACCATACTAAAAATGGCATATAATATTCTAAACCAATACTAAAAAATTTGCCTATTAAATAACCAGAAAAAATTAAGACCAGCATTAAACTTAGTGATAGTACTATATTTTTTGAAGATTCACCCATTTATATTTATATAATGTTATTTATTTTGTTTATTTTGTTTAATAACTAATATACTTTTCTCAATAATAGGCCTATTTTCTAATATAAAATCGCTAACGTGATTACTATCTATTTCAGGATTATCTTTAAAATAGTCTTGCAACATTTTAAATAAGTAGTCTTTATTTAAAGGCGCCTTTACTTTGTTTTTTCTATATATTAATTTGCCGTCATTTATATCAAATCTATCTATTTCATTATTTTCCATAACATTAATCAAACTTCCTGATAATTGCTTTTTAGAATTTCGCAATTCTTTAACTTGTTTATTCAAGGTTGCTATTTTTGTATCAATAGCTATCCATTCTTTTATAGTATTTATTAATACTTGCTTTTGCTCACTCATATGCTATATTATTTTACATTGTTTTTATATATATTTTAAATGATTTATTGATTTATTGATTTATTGATTTATTGATTTATTGATTTATTGATTTAATTTTATAACTAATCGATTTATTAAATCTTCCTTCTTTCCTGTTAATTTATAATTATGCATTCTTAATTCATTTTTAAGCTCTATTAACGTTTTCTTTTTATACATTTTCATTATATCGGGTTGTATAGAAGCCAATAATTTTTCTTCATTTATTGTATATTTAAAGTGATTATTACAAAAAATACCATATTTTGTAATGCATGCATTTTTTCCACATTTGTTTAAAGATTTGTCTATATAACTACATTCATACAATTGAATAGATAAATCAGGTGGACTATTTACACCTTTTACTAATTTATGTTCATAATACTTAAAATATGGCATAATTTTATTATTAACAGTCCTGCAATAAGGACATTTTATTTCATTTAATCTTAATTTTGAATTATCTAATAATTTTTTCGTTTTTTGTTCTGTTACTTCGTTATATAATTCTAAAAAATTAAATTTATGATTACATATTAATGTAATTGCATTATTATCTAATAATTCATTACTTATTAAGCATCTTTCTTTATTCTTTCTCTCATTGTTGTCATTTTTGCTGTTTCTTTCATTGTCGCTTACGCTTTCATTGTCACTTTCATTCAAAAATTGCATAAATAGTTCTTTACTAGTCATTGCTAATAATTTTTATTAATTTACTTAAATTTAATAAATAGCTTTTAAATATTTTTAAAATAATGTTATAAATAATGTTTTAAAAATAGTTTTATAATATATTATAAATGTCTTTTTCTAAAGAAATTTGGGGTTCTAGTGTATGGAATCTATTCCACACTATTGCTCATAAAATTAAGGAAGACAAATTTTTATTTCATAAAAGCAATATTATATATATAATAGAAAATATATGCAACACATTACCGTGTCCTGATTGTAGTAAAGATGCGACTGCTATGTTAAAAAAGGTAGATTTTGCTCAAATTAATAGTAAAGCAGACTTCAAATTATTAATGTTTAATTTTCATAATGCTATTAATACTAAACTTAAAAAACCGCTTTTTGATTTCAATGAATTAGATGACAAATATAGCAAAGCTAATATTGATGCTATATATAATAATTTAAATATAATTTACACTTCCAACTCAAATGTTCCTCAACTTATGTCTTCCAGTTTTCATAGGCATCATTTATTTCCTAAAATAAAAGATACATTAAGAGTTATTAGAGAAGATTTAATTTAATTTAATATAATATTAGCCTATTAGCCTATTACTTCTCCGTTTTTATAAACTTGGCATTTGAATTGCTGATTTGTTGGTTTACTACATTGCACATTATTACTTACTGAATCTGCAAAATACACAAATTTGCTCTTTGTGCTTATATATAGCAAACTATAATATAGTACTCCAAAAAATACACCTATTAACAGTCCTAATATTAGTCCCATTATATCGCTACATTTTTGATTGTATTCTGTAACAACATTTATAGCTGTTACACCTAATAAAAATAGCAACAACGAAAAATTGTGTTGGTTATTTATTACCATAGGATAAATTAAATATGTTGACGAAAATGACAATATTGCGCTACTTAGTGATGGAGCATTATAAATTCCTCCTACATCCTTAACCGTAAAAGGCGACGGTAAAATATTACAAAATGGCGATGCAAAGACGCTTTGTTTATTTTTAATCACATTTTTTAGTACTAATACTATTACGGAAAGTATTACAATTCCCATATTAAAAACGATTCCTTTTTCTAAACTATTTTGCGCTATTGATAGTAAAGTAATAAAAAAAACAACCAATAACGGTGCTGTAAAAGATATATATTCAAATATGTTTGTTAAACTCATTGTAATTGCTATTGGACCGCTCGACATTATTAATTAAAATATAAATATATTATTAATTAATATATTTATATTAAATTGTTGGTGTTTATAGTTTTGTTTTTGTTTTTGTTTTTGGTTTTTTTAATAGTTTTAGCATTTTAAATAATTATTTCAGCAATAGCTTGCTCTATATTTTCAAGTTCTACAAACTTTATTTTGCTCATATTTTTTTCATACTTTTCATAAAATAATTTGTAATCTTTAGCATTAGCTTTTGGATAATAAAAGGTCGTTACACCTGCTCGCAATCCACCAAGTATTTTCAAATCTAATCCTCCTATTGCTGTTATGTTTCCTTGTAAGCATATTTCTCCCGTTATTGCTATATTGTTTCTTATTTTTCGCTTTGATAATAAACTATATAATACAAGAGTTATGGCTGCGCCTGCTGATGGTCCATCTTTTGGGGTTGCACCTTCAGGCACGTGAATATGAATTCCTTGCATCTTGCTTTCTTCTAGCTCTTTTGTTATTGCAATCTTTTCTGCACTGCTTAATAAATTGTAAGCCAATGTTTTCGCCACAGCCATACTTTCTTTCATTATATCTCCTTGTAATCCTGTAAGCTTTAGCTCTAGAAAATTAGAGCTATGAAAAAAACTGCTTTCAATGTGTATAATTCCACTATTTCCATAACTGTTTGCCCATAATCCGTTTATTATTCCTACTTTTGGCTCGCTAATTATTGTTAAATAACTTATTTTAAATCTATCTCTCAATTGTGTTTCTATAAACTCGTTATTTATTTTAAACGGCAACTCATAGCATTTATTATTTTTCAATAGCATCAAATTAAACGAAGATATGATTTCAAATAATACTTCTTTTAACTTTCTTACTCCTGAGTCATTTGTATAATGCTCTATTATAAATCTAAGTTCCTCTTCCTCAATTATTAATACATCGACAAAATGAAATTTTGCGTAAAATTCCGGTAATAAATAGTCACGTGCTATAATTAGCTTATCGTCTAATGTTAGTATATCAAATTTTATTCTATGTATTCTATCCAATAATATTTTATCCAGCAACTCAACATCGTTATATGAAAATATAAATAATACTTTCGACAAATCTAAGTCTATATTGCTAAAATATTTGTCTTGAAAATGTGTGTTTTGTGTGCTGTCTATTAAATGAGTTAATATTCCTATTAGCTCTTTACCGTGCTCCGTTTTACTTACCTTATCCAATTCATCTATAAAAATAATTGGATTCATACATTTATGCTCCATCAAAATGTCTACTATTTTACCCCACGTTGAACCTACATATGTATAGTTATGCCCTTCTAATATGCTCCCGTTAGACGAACCTCCTAATGCAATAAGAGAGAATGGTCGCGGTTTATTATTTTTATCTTTCAAACAATATGCCAACCCTTTTTGTGCTAAACTTGTTTTGCCTATACCCGGTAACCCTTCAAAACCGAAACAATAGCCTGATGATTCGCCATTTATCCATTGTCCTACTATTCGTTCAATTTGTAATTTAGCCTTTTTATGACCATAAACTGCGCTGTCTAATATATTATTGAATTCATTCATATATGCAATAATTTCGCCATTTTTTCTATTGATTTGATTTATATGCTTTTCAATAGAAAATAAATAATTGTAATAGTCACTGCTTATATATTCTTTGAAAAATAATAGCACTTCGTTAGTAGTCACTTCGTTACTATTATTAATATTATTAGGATTAATATATAAAGACTTAATAAAAGTTAGTAAATTAGCTTTTAAAAAGATTTTTTTATCATAGTCACTAGGTGTTAATTTTAATGATTTTAATGATTTTAATAATGACGCATTTATTTTTTTCTTATTATGTTCAATATATTCAACTATAAGCAATAATAATTCATTAGTAATGACTATTTTACTTGAGCCTAATTTTTCAATAATATTAATATTTATAATATTATTATTATTTTTCATACTATGAATTGTGGTTAGTATATTACTTATATCTCTATTAGCGCTTAATAATAGAAAATTACTGTTTTTTAGTGGATTTATTATGTTGTTTAGTAAGCTACTTATTTCGTATTTGATTTTTAATATTTCCTCTTCTTTATAAATAGCAAAGGGTATTTTTAGTAGCCCGTCTAAATATTGCCTGGCTTTTGAACCGGTGTCTTCTGATTTTGATTTTATTTCTTTTAATTTTTGCAATGCTTTTTCTTTCACATTTATGTTTGCTTTCATAAAATATATGCTTTGCTCCAACGGAATTTTTGCCGTTTCAAAATTTAATAACTCATTTGTGTATTCGACTGTTTTTTGCAAAGCGTTTTTTAAGTGCTTTTTACAATTCCAGTTTAAACTATTATATATTTTTATTTGCTCATTGGCACTAGCGCTTTTATCGTTAGATAAAATGTCGTATAAAATATAAGCTATATACAAATTATCTGCTTTATTATTTATTAATAATAATTGTATTAGCATTGCGCGTTGATTGTATAAATCAAAGCTTATAAAGTCTTGAACCAACATTTCTAGTGTTTTTTGACTATATACAGCTATTTGATTAACGCTAGCGCTATATTTGTTATATAAGTCGCACGGGCTATATATAAGTAGCTCTTTTAATGAATAATTATTTAGAAAGTTATTCCAAAGTTCTGCATTATAGCAATTACTAGTGCTAAGTCCATTAGCTGTTATATATTTGGCTATGCTTTCTTTTTTATTTATTATAAATTTATTACTATTATTTAGCGTCAATAAATCGTCACATAAGCAGTTTATTACTAGTGTTTTTTGATTTTTAGAGTCGTGAATTATTACTTTAATTCCGTGGACTTTTATTATAAAGTTTGTATTTGTTCGAGCTAAGTCAAAGCATTCTAAACTAGCGCATTCTAATAATGTTTTCTCATCTATTATTTTAAGTTTTGATATTGTTTTTGCATTTGCTTGATTTATTGTTTGATTTGCTTTTGTTGCTTGATTAGTTGCAGTCCAGTTTATAATATTATAATTTAAAGGATGCAAGTGCTTTACTAACAATTTATATTTATCGCTTAAGTTTAAGTCGTTTGTAAAATTCTTTTCAGCAAAAGAACACGCTAAGCATATATTTATTACATCTTCAAAAGAGTAGCACCCATAATTCTTTATTATAGATGATATGCTATTATTAATATATTGCAATTCATCTATAATATTTTCATAATTTATAGAATTAATTATGTTTATTGTCTTTTCTAACGCAGTAAATGCATTGTTGTGTTCATTATATGTCATTATGTTCAAGCCATTGTAATAATTTAAACCTTTTGCTATATCATCAATCACTTTTTTGAAATATTCTAACTTTTCTTCATAAACACTCATTAAATTACACTTATATAATATTTCTATATTAGTTAATGTTTTTTAACTTATAATAATATTTGTGAAAATTGATATATTTATATATTTATATATAAATATATTTACAATCTATTAATTATTACTCAGTTATGGGTATTCCTTATTACTTTAGTTATTTAATTAAAAACCATAATCTTATTATTTCAAAACTGCAATTTTTGAATAATAATATAGCTAATCTGTTCTTGGATTGTAATTCTCTCATATATGACAGTTTAGATTTTGAAAAATTTCAAACTAAGGACCAATTTGAAAGTTACATTATTGAAAATGTTATTAGTAAAATAGGAGAGATTATTAAGGCTATTAATCCTTCTGACACTGTTTATATTGCATTTGATGGAGTTCCGCCTTTTGCTAAAATTAGCCAGCAAAAAAATAGGCGTTATAAATCTGCTTACCAAAGCAATTTATTCAAAACTGAGGCTTTATGGGATAGCTGTGCTATTACTCCTGGAACATGCTTTATGGCGAATTTGAATAATGCCTTAAGTTTGCATTTCAAAAATGGCAACTATGTTAATTCTGCAAATTCTAGCTTAGCGCATAAACCCTTAAATGTAATATTGAGTCTATCTAACGAAGCGGGCGAAGGTGAGCATAAATTATTTGAATATATAAGGCAATCTACATCCATTGCCAATAGCAACAGTGTGATTTATGGTATGGATGCCGACTTAATTATGCTTTCATTAAACCATTTAAAATACACGCAACATATTTATTTATACAGAGAAACTCCGGTTTTTATTAGCTCATTGGATAAGTCGCTTAGTGAAAACGAAAAATACATTATAAATATTAATTTGCTTGGTTCTATTATTTATAGAGAGATTACAAATGATATAATTATGGAGAGTGATACACCTGACTGGTTAAGAGAGGCACAATTTACTATGGACATATCATTTAATAAAACACACAATAGCGGATTTTATAATAAAATCGAAGATTACATTTTCATATGTTTCTTGCTAGGAAATGACTTTTTACCGCATTTTCCTGCGCTAAACATTAGACTTAATGGCTTTACTATTTTGCTTGAATGTTATAAAAAGCTATTTGGAGCTAACGACTTTTTACTAAGTAATAACACTATTAATTGGCATAATTTTAAAAAATATATTAAGGCTCTTGCCGAGCACGAAGAAACATTTATTAAAGAAGTATATACTATTAGAGAAAAGCAAGGGCGCAAGTTTTATCCTGAAACTAATGAACAAGAAATTGCGTTTAAATTTTCGGCTACTCCATCGTGGGAGCGCAATATTGAAACCTTTATAAATCCATATGAAGAGGACTGGGCCCATCGCTATTATTATAGTTTGCTTTCAATAAACTCTAATAAGCCGGATTATAATAAGCATATTGAAACTTTATGTATGAATTATTTGGAAACTTTGCAGTGGGTTTATAATTATTATAGCTCATCGTGCAAAAATTGGACATTACACTTTAAATACAATTATCCACCATTATTAAGTGATTTATATTCCTATATTCCATATTTTAATAGTGAATTTGTAATTGCTGAAAATAATGACGTTTTAAATGACAAGCTCTTACTATGTCACGTGTTGCCTAAAAAAAGCCTTGGCTTATTACCTAGTGAAATACATAATTATTTATTAAATAATTATGAATATTTATATAAAACAGATTATAACATTGTCTATGCTTTTTGTAAATATTTCTATGAAGGACACGTTATTTTTCCGGAATTTAATATAGACGAATTTAATAAGTCTATTAAAAAATTACTATAAATGCTTAATTTATTATGCAACATATTTAATACACTCATTGAAAAATAACTCCACACCTGCTTGTTCCGAGCCTAAGTGACACTTGTCCGGAACATACCAATGCTCTTTACTAGAGTTAGTATATGCAAGAAGAGCCGGTATTCCATTTATCATTTTCATTTTTTTTAATTTCATATATAATTCAATAGAATCATCAATGTCTATTTCATAATATTGAATAGACTTTGGTTTTACTTGTTCAAATCTTGTACAAGTGTCTTTAATCTTTTTACAAGGTCCGCACCAGTCAGCAGTAAATTTTAATATGATTAATTCTTTAGCTTGTAATTTGGATACTTTTGTCCTTAAAACGTCTTCGCTAATTGTTTCACTCATACTTATAAAATAGTTATATACTTTAATTTTATATAATTTTTTTATAAAATTAACTTATTGCAATTTTTGAATTTTTGATTTTTTGAATTTTTTGAATTTTTGTATTTTCAATTTGCAAAGTTTTTTGAAAAAAGTGAAAAATTGGTGAATTCCCCCTTTTCTTACCATTAACGTCATATAAATTTTATATGTTAAAAAATGAATTTTTTTTGTAAAAAATAAAAGCATGATTTTTTTGGTTTTTGGACATTTATAAATGTCCATTTTTGAAATAAGCAACCCTTTATAGAAAATTCTTTTAAAAAAGACCGTTTTTTTACTTTTGTAAGCATAAGCATAACAAAGTTTTATAAAATGGCTTAAAAAACGCCTTACCATAAAATAATTTTAATAAAAAAAAAGGATTTAGGAGTTTTTTTGTTGTATAAATATACAACAAATGACAACCGAAAAAGCGCAAAAAAGCGCAACTTTTTTTGTGTGCGAAAATTGTGACTATAAGTCAAGTAAGAAGTGTGACTTCAACAGACATCTCTTGACACCTAAGCATAAAAATACAACTTTTTTACAACTTTATACAACAAAAAGCGCAAAAAAAAACGACATCGTCACAAATTTTTGCTGTGATTGTGGAAAAACATATCCATATAGGGCTTCGTTGCACAACCATAAAAAAAAATGTCTTTTTTTGAGCGAAAAAAGCGCAAAAAAGCGCACAAACGAGTTATCGTGTGACGTTAGCGACGAACAAGTTATTTTAACAAACGATATAATAATTAAATTACTTAACGACAATAAAGAAATGAGAGAAATTATTACAAAACAGCAAGATCATATGATGAAACAGCAAAATCAGATAAGTGAATTAATACCAATGGTGGGAAGTAATAATAATAATCACATACAAAACAATAAATTTAATATACAAGTGTTTTTAAATGAGCGGTGCAAGGATGCAATAAATATGAGTGATTTTATAAAGTCAATACGGGTTAGTTTAGAACAGCTTGACTATACTAAGCAAAATGGGCTAGTTAATGGCCTAACAAATGTAATAATTGAAAATATGAATAAACTGGGATTATATCAGCGACCCATTCATTGCACCGATTTAAAACGCGAATCATTATATATAAAAGACGATGACAATTGGGAGAAAGATGTCAATAAAGATAAAATCAGAAAAGCAATAAAAGATGTATCCACTAAACAATTTTGCGCTTTAAGTAATTGGACAAAAGAAAATCCGGATTTTCAAAATAATGAGACTAAGCAAAATTATTACACACATACGCTAGTAGCAATAGCAAATAACAAGGAACACAATGAAGAGAAAATAATAAGGAAACTCTGCACAAGCAGTTACATTAAAGAAGAGTAACACGCTCAATTGATTATAAAAATATAATTTAAAGAATAGACCTATAAATTATATTTAGCATATATATATATAGAAAATGGCAGTTACAAGAAGAAAGGGGTTTAACTCAAGAAAAAGGAGAGCTAACTCTAAGAAAAGGAGGATTAATCGCGGTAAAGGTCTTTATCAGCGTCCGCCCTCATTTTTACCTATTCCGCCACCGCGAGCACCCTCATTGCCTATTCCGCCACCACGAGCACCATCATTGCCAGGAGCACCCACCTCAAATCTACCTATTCCACCACCTCCAAAACCATTATTTAATGAACCGTCGCCAAACCATTTTATTATTAAGTCGCAATCACCGCAACAAGTTGTGCAAAAGAAACCAAAGGCTAAGCAGTCAAAAGCTAAATCAGAGCCTGCAATAGAAGCTGCTAAATCAGAGCCTGTATTAGAGCCTACAATACCACAACAAAGGCGCAGTTTAAGACAAATAATAATCAAATCAGACCAAAATAAAAAAATTAAACGCAGGTAGAAACGAAGATAGAGAACTGTATTAAAAATATATATTTTGCGTTTCCTTAACACTATAACTACTAGCAATATATGAAATATATATAGCATATCGTGTATAACCACTATTATTTTTTAGCCCCCGATGTAATATGCGCCCATCAAAATACACACTAGAATATGTTTCCGCATTTATCATTCTTTTTTCATATATGTCTGCATTATTATTACTATTATGCTGACTATTTAAGCAAAATTCAGTATTCGCCAAATCATCAAAATATATAAGATGCCCTATATAATAGAGCGGGCGTTCAAAATCCGCTATTTCATTTTCTATAATAGTGTCTCTATGCCAAACGCCGTCAGGAGTATTTGCTTCTACAGGTATAAAACATATATCTTCAATACATCCGTCATTGTGTTTTTTAATGCAGTCTATACAATAACTATGTATGTCTTTAAATCGCGGATTTAGCAACAAATAATCCATTATTTGCTGTTCTAGTGTTTTATCAAAATAACATTCAAAACGACCTAAGGAGCGTTCAAGAAAATTGCGATATTTTTGCACTAATGGTCGTTGATAGCCGACTATTTTTTTTAATATGCTTGTTTTAAAGAAGTCTTCAAGGCTAGCTAATATTTTGGCTCCAGTTTCACCATTTATAACATTTTGCGTATAAGTAATATTTATAGAAGTCTCCATATTAGTTTATTAATAATAATATTAAGAACCCTAGTTTTAAATAGTTATGAAATCTATTTAAAGAATAATTTATATATTTTATTTAGATATTATATAAATAAGCAATGGCGCAATCGAGAAAACATAAAAGAAAACATAGAAGCTCTAAAAAAAGGTTTAATGTCGCTAAGGGGTTAAACGCATTTATTCGTTCACCTATTCCACCATCACCTATTCCACCACCAAAGGCACCGTCTCCGCTTATGCCACTGCCCTATTTACCTATTCCACCACCACCAAACCCACTAGAACCTAGACCAACGCGAAGAAAAAAACGATGGCCTAGACGCGTAAGCTTTGTAGAAAATTTGAAGAAATGAAATAATGAAATAATGAAGACATTCAATATATTACAATTTATTATAATAAAATAAGTTGTAATATTGCATTTTATAAATCCCATAAGCTATCATTTCCATAAATATTTTCTAATGTGTTGGTGTTACTATTAACACTTCTCTCATCATAACACAATTTTATAGATTTTCCATTTATATAATCTATAAATGGATCTCGCATTTTAAACCAAGTTCTCAATTTAATATATGTTTTAATACTGTCAAAAGGCAATGATTTATCAACTAATTCTGGAAATAAATCATAAAATTCGCTATCTAATGAAGTATAAACCTCGAAAAAATATTCTAATATAAAATAATGCTTGTGTAGTATATGGTTTCTTTTAACTTCTATATAATAATGAGCCTGCCTATTTTTAATAGTAATACATTGCTCATAATTAAACGCAAATATTTCTATTGAATTAAATGGCCAATTATCTCTCATAGTTAGCGAATATAAGAGAGCTAATGTAAGTTGAATTAGACTGCTATAATTGCTCAAATCATTACTCAAATCATTACTCAAATAATATTGTTGCATTAAGAAAATTAACCCCATACTATTTAAATAAAACTCCATATTCATAGTCAAGTCTATTCCAATATGAAATACTAACAATAACGGCACAACATAAGGAACATAATTTATATTAACCAACATTAGCGGAGCGCAAATTAGTTCAATAGCTAACCCACCTAACGCCATAAGACTACATAAACTATCATATTTTGCTATCCAAGTTGTCGGTATAAATCCATTAAAAGTCCGTAAAAATAGCTTAAAAGTTTTTGGATGAACCCACTTAATACCTCCATGCCTAATTTTGCTCAATCCGGGCGAGAAATAATTAATGGCTACAGCAAAAACCATACACCTTAAACGCAAGTCAAAATCACTTATATTAAGTATCCAAACAAAATGCAAATGCAAAAACTGGTCGTGATTTCTAGCAATACACCAATAATTTAAATTATTTAATGTACTTGTTAACGCAAATAATAATGGACTATTAAATATACAAGCTACTAACGGAGCATATAAAAATACAAAACGGTAATGTATTAAATTGATGAGCACCAACTTTGAAATAAAAGACGGCCTATAAATATAATTTTTTAAGTCGAGATGTGATTTTACTTCCTTATTATAGCGAAGTATTATATATATACAACTAGCCCAATGATATAAATACATAAATTTGTTAGTCTAGTTAATTAATTAATTAAACAAACAAAGTTTTAAACTATTTAAGTAAATACTTTATAATATAAGTTAAATAACATGGATCTAGACATTACTAATTATGACTATGACGATATATTAAAACTATTTAAAGTAGGCCAGCACTTTAACGAAGAAGACTTGAAAAAAGCAAAAAAACAGGTTTTAGCTAGCCACCCAGATAAGTCAGGACTAGATAAGAGTTATTTCTTATTTTTCTCAAGCGCCTATAAAATCCTATTTAACATATATAATTTTAGAGAGAAACACAGCTCTACCACAAATTTAAATAATTATAATGAAAACTATAATGCACACAAGGATGAATTTAATGCATCATTAATACACAAAATAACTAGTAATAAATCGAGCGCACAATTTAATTCTTGGTTTAACGAGCAATTCGAAAACTTTAAAATAACAAATGATTACGAGGCAAATGGTTACGGTGACTGGCTAACTAATGCAGATGCAGATGAAAAGGAACAAACACAGGCTCAATGTAAGGATTTGAATTCACTACATAAGATTATTGAAGAAAAAAAGCAAATATTAAGAACACATAATTTAGTAAAGAAAAAAAATGTGTGCGAATTTAACAATACTAATTATTGCGATTTAACAAATTCAAAACCCGAAGACTATAGTTCAGGACTATTTAGTAAATTTCAATACGAAGATTTAAAAAAAGCGCACACTGAAAGTTTAATACCTGTTACCAATGAAGATAATATAAATAATTATAACTCATTAGAAGATATAAGAAATAAACGAGCTAGTCAATCATTAACTCCGTTGGAACGCGAAGAAGCAACCTCTCTTTTAAATAAGTCTAAAGAAGATGAAAACAATATATCAAGTGCGCGCGCATATAGCTTATTTAAACAAGACGAATTAAATAAACAAAAAAATGAGAAATTTTGGTCTAATTTAAAACGCTTAAACTAAATTTTTAAAGGTACTATTAGTTATAAAAATTTAGATTATATATATATTTATATATATGATTAGTGCTTATAAAAGTACAATACTAGTTATAATATTATTTATTGTAATAATAATAATGTTATTAATAAATAGCAATATTAGCAATATAGAAACATATAGTAATAATAACAATATTAGTAATTTAAATCCACTTACATATAACAATAACAATAATAATAATAAGTGTTGTCCAGATATAACCAATAACAACAATAATTTTGGTCCTATTGCTTATAATGATTTTTGTAACAGTTTTAATGATTCATCTGATAAATATAAAACACCAGATGAATATAACAAATATTGTGCAGCACAATTATTAGTAATTCCTGAAAGACAATACACAATAAGTGAATCACCTAGTCAAGCAAATCCACTAACTTCAACAAATCCAGTAAATCCGACATATCCAGTAACTCCGCTAACTTCAACAAATCCAGTAAATCCGACATATCCAGTAACTCCGCTAACTTCAACTAATCCGGTAAATCCAACATATCCAGTAACTCCGCTAACTTCAACTAATCCGGTAAATCCAACATATCCAGTAACTCCACTAACTTCAACTAATCCAGTAACTCCACTAACTCCAACATATCCAGTAACTCCAACATATCCAGTAACTCCAACATATCCAGTAACTCCAACTAATCCAGTAACTCCAGAAAATACACCTGTTACATATCCAACAATAAAACCATATGGTTACGGTTCAATTAGAGGATGGTATGATACTAGAAAGAGTAGTTATTTATTAGATAATCCAATTACTATATATTATAACCAAATGAATACTAATTATGTAAATTCTAATGAACCTTGGAAGTTATTACATATTCCAACAGTTAATGAATTGCCAAATTATGGAGACTGGTGGAATTGGACTAGAGAGCTTGAAAATATTAATAAAGTAATTGATTATTTAGGAAATACATTAGGCAAATTTGAAACACATTTTATAGCAGCAACACCTGTTATAAATCCATTAATATGGGTAGAAAAAATTAGACGAAGCAATGATGCTAATTATGTAATAAACAATACTAATTTAATGAATGCATTATTATCAAAAATTACTAATACTAATATAGTTTTTACTCAAAGCGAATGGAATAGTTTTAATATAACTACCAATTTAATAACATTACATTATATAAATGTGGGTGATAAACAATATAGACCTTTTTCTCCGGGAACAGATAGGGTTAATAATGAAGCATTAGCAATTATAGCTAATGATTGGAAAATAGGTTCTACAAGTAGTCAAATACAACCCAAACTAAGTTTAAGAGTTGAAGAATGTGGCGGTGTATGTTTAAAATATATGACAAAAAATAACAGACAACGCCTATATATGGCTATTAATTTAGGTATGGTATACACTCCTATATTAAATGCTTCAGATTCAGAGTTTAATAGTCAGTCTAGTTATTATAAAAAACAATGGTTAAGAAATCAAATATATGCGCACATAAGTCATGAATATACTCATGTATATCAAATTCATTTAATAGAACCACTATTACCAGGGATATGGTTTGGCGAAGAGGGATATCTAGGTGAAAGAAGTCCAAACGCAATTTCAATATGGTGGGTAGAGTGTTTTGCTACACTGTTACCATATTTTATGGGGTTTAATTTTAGAGGATTTGACATACAAAGCAAAATAACTGAAGCAATTAATATAATAAAAAACACCCAATCATTAACAGCTACAGAATTTTCGGATCGTATGATGTATGTAAATCCATATGGTTATTTACCAGCATCAGAAAACATGGTATGGTCTTTTTTAGCAGCAACATATATGGCAAAATTGACTTCATGGAAATATGTATTAGTTGATTTTTATTATGATTTTCAAAGAGTTCCATCAAACACTCAATATTTATACAACCAACAAATTATATATATTCCCGATTTGGATAAATTATTTCAACATAATTTTGGCAAAACAGAGCAAGTATTTTTGCAAGATATATTTAGAGATGTAAGAAATGAAACAATTACTATGGATTATTTAAGTAATGTATTACCAAAAGGAAGTAATTTTAGTATACCAAATTTAGTTAAATTTGATGCTTCAACCCTATCATGAAAAAACTCTTATTATAATAATATATAGATTAATTTTATAATTAATCTATATATAAAGTATATATATTATGAATACTAAAAAATTAAATTACAAGAACTTATTAATAAGTATATTAATATTAGCAGCAGTAGGTTATATTTATAAAAAATTTCAATTAAATGTGGATAACAATACAAAAATAGAGGAATTAAACGTAATAAAGAAATATTTATTAAACGACCAAACTGACGACGCTATTATTAAGCTAAGCGCAAATAAGAAACCGGTATTATGGTTACACATAGATTATGCAAAAAATAGTAGAAAGTGGGAGTCATTTGGGTCGCGAAATTCAATAGAATTAAACCAGGACTATTTATACTTAACGTTAATAAATATTATTAATAAATGTAATAATTATTTTCATATTATTATTATAGATGACGATTCGTTTTGTAAGTTATTAGAAAATAATTGTCTAGATTTAAATAAAGTAGGTGAGCCTATTAAATCAAATTTGAGAACATTAAATATGATGAGATTATTACATACTTATGGCGGTATGTATATAGAAAATTCATTCATTTTATTTAGACCATTAAGTACTATATATGATAAAGTTCTAGAAAGTAAAAAAATGGTGTGCGGTGAATTTAAAAATGGTTCTTCAAATTCTCATATTGCACCGGTTATGCCGGCAACTAAACTTATTGGATGCGTTAAAGAATGTAAAATAATGAAAGAATTTATTAATCATTTAGAAATATTATATAGCAACAACTACTCAGGTGATATAACTATTCAAGATTTAGTTAATAAATGGTTATTGCAAAAAAATAAAGATGGAATACTAGATATAATAGACGGCCGATTTTTAGGGACAAAAACAATTGCTAACAAAATAATAGACTTAGACGATTTGATGGGGTCAACATACTTAGAATTAAATACTAAGACTTATGGTTTATATATTCCACACGACGAACTATTAAAAAGAAATAAATACAATTGGTTTTGCAACTTAAACACGAAAGAAGTATTAGAAGCAAATACAAATGCGTCGAAATATTTAATATTGACTAACCAAATGCGAAACGATTAAACCTAAGTATTTTTTAATAATTATTATTATTATTATGCAATAACAATAATAATAACAATAATAATACATTTTATAATAATGTTGCCAACTGTTTTTTCGTTTCTAAGGAGAGAGAAACAGGAAATACTATATTAAACTTTATAATAAGATTGCCTACAAAACTATCTCTCATAAATCCCATAGCAGGCTTGATTTTTTCATAATTAAAATGAATAATTTCGGTGCATGTAATATTATAACTCTTACTATTAATATGATTTAACATAAAACTAAAGCCTAGTAGCGCCTCTTTTAGACTAATTGATTTAATAAATATTAAATCAAGACCATTTCTCTCAAATAATTCGTGCGGAATTAGCTGTATTATTATTTTAACATTGCTATGACTGACGCCATTATTAACATAACTATTACCTTTATTAACTAATGTAATAATTTCATTATTGTCAATGCCTTTAGGTATTTGAACATAAAGGGTTTCTTTTTCGTGCCCTATAACATTATTAACATTAATTTTTCTTTCAACATTAATTGGTTTATTACATCCATTATAAGCCTCATTATAATTTAGTGCTAAGTTAATAATAATGTCTTCATAGCTTCTATTTATAACGTTGGCATACTTAGAAATCATTGTGTCATTAGCATAACCATTATTCGCAACATTAGCAACATTAGCAACATTAGCAACATTAGCAACATTATTCGCATAACCATTATTAGCAACGAGAGTCTTATTTGAATAGTCGTGGTCTTGTTTTTTTTCAGCAAGTTTAATGCTATCGTAATTACTCATTAAAATGGAATAAGCCTCATTAATTTTATTAAATTGTTCACTACTAGCATTACCATTTTTATCATTACCATTTTTATCAGGGTGATGTTTTATGGACATAAGCCTATATGCTTTTTTTATATCATTTAAAGTAGAGTCACGAGTTATATTTAATATGCTAAAATATATATCATAATTCATAGCTCTATCATAATTCATAATTTATTATTAATATTTAAATAATAATATAATAATTGCTTAAATAATAATATAATAATAATAATAGCTTAAATAATTATAAGTAATATGAATGAGTTATTAATACATAAATATAAACCTAAAAGTATAGATCAATTATTATTAAGCGAAAATAATAAGGATTTATTAAAAAACTTTTTGATTAATAATTATTATAATATAATATTTGAAGGTAGTTCAGGGTGTGGAAAATCAAGTTTAATAAACATAATTTTGCAAGACTATTATAAAGGAAATAAAAAAATAATAGAGTCTAACGTATGTTATATTAGCTTATTAAAAGACCAAGGAATTAATTTTTATAAAAATGAACTGCGTATATTTATAAATAATTGCATAAACAATAGTTATAAAAAATTTATAGTTATTGAAGATGTCGAATTTTTTTCGGACATTATTCAAATGTATTTTTTCGAGTTAATAAAAAATCATAAAAACAATATTTATTTTATGTTAACAACATCTAATAAATTAAAAATAAATAATAATTTATTACACTTATTGGATATTATAAAATTTGAGCAAGTAACTTACAATTGTTTATGGGATATATTAACACATATATTAACACAAGAGCACATCACTATTGACGCACACATTAAAGAATATATTATAAAATTATCTAATAATTCTATAAACAATTTAATAAACGCTATAGAAAAAATCATATTATTATATAATAATTTTGCATCATTGAAAGATGTTAAAGAGCTAGACATAGAATCAAACATAGTTATAGAACATTATGATGAATTAATTGAATATATTAACACTAGCAACAAGCGCGAAGCTGTAAGTTTTATGTTAAACCTAATAAACAAAGGCTATTCAATAATTGATATATTAGAGAATTTTTTATATTATATTAAAGAAATCAATCAAGTTATAAGTGAAGAAAAGAAATTTTTAACAATCAAGTTAATAGTAAATTTTATTAATAATTATTTCTCAATGGAAGAAGATAACATACAAATCATTTTTTTCACAAATCATCTTTATAATATTCTAAACTCTAAATAGTTATAACTGAGAGATTATGCATAGTTATTTTATATTATTAATTAGTTAATATAATATAAAATATAAGTTAAAAAAAAGAAAAGAGCTTAAGAGCTAATTCTACGTGTTTCAATATTTGTTGATACTAAATATATAGAGTTTTCGGTACATATAATATATATTGCTTCAATTTTATAGATTTTAACAATCGGACTTGTGTATTCTTCTTCATTTTTAACTAATAGTTTTTCTTTGTTTTCTTTAACACCAATCATAACTTTTTTATCAATAGAGTCTAACCAATAATCTAACATAATAGGTTTGTCTTCGTTGATAGAAATCTTTGCAATATGAGGCCATATGCTAGATGGAGGAAGTTCTAATTTTTCATTGTCACTGCTCATTTATATAAATGTAATACTAAAAAACTTTAAATTGTTTTTTAGTATATATAATATATATTTCTAAATATGTTAATATTAACTTATTTCTAAATATATAATAATGGAATTATACAATGACTTCATTAATTCGTTAAAAACATATACAAGTATGTTTTATAAAAATATGCTATTTAGATATATAGCTAACCCCAACTATTTAGAATTTATTTATCTAAAAGGGCTGTTTTTACTTAAAAATATTTATATTTTGTTACATTTCAACACGGTTAATCGCGACGAAATAACATCTATATTAGAAAAGGCATATATATATTTTATAGAATTTGTAATTCAAATAAATATTAATTCAGCTAATTTTGAATTAACGCTAAAGGACGCTGTAATGTTTACATATAAAAAAACCATTTTCTCATATAAGCAAACAAACACTAATAAAAACATAATAAACCACTACATTGATAACAATTTAAATAGTATATGCAATATTTTCTACATTGTAAATAATGTTAATTTTATTGATTGTTCAAGTTTTAGTGAAACCAACGAAGAAAAATGCACACATACACTTATAACAAATAAAATAAATGCTATTAAAACACTGGAAAGTAAATTACTAAATCTAATACAACACAATATAAATTTGCAACAACTAAACAACGATTTAATAGATTTAAGAACTAATATGGAAAAAACAATAGAAGCTAATGCGACTGCTAATGCGACTGCTAATGCGACTGCTAATGCGACTGCTAATGCTAATAACACTAGTATGCTAAATACTATAGTTACATTAGTCGACAAAGCAATTACTGAATCAGTATGAACTTTTTCTTATTTTTTTTATTCGGTATTTGCTTAACTTTTGAGCCTTCTGTAAAAATATTTTCATATTCAAGCGATAATATATTTTTAATATATTCATATACAACATTTAACGTTGTTTCATCGCATTTGCCAACAATTAATATACTTCCAGTTCTAAATATCATATAAGAAATTTTAACATTTTTATCACTACAATAATAAATACACCTAATACCTGGATATGAACATGGGTCATAAATGGCATTAATATTATATTTGTTTCGCAATATGCTGTATAAAATCTCTCTATTAATATAAAACCCACAATGAAAATTAGAATTTATTAATACATTTTCCGTTATTTTATAATTGCAAGCTAAGTCACTATCAATATACTTATTTAATATAGCCAATAAATCATTAATAATTATGTTTAGTTGATCATCATTTTGAATTCCAGGTATCTCTATTTTACCTGTATTAAAAATTTTAATATGTATTTCTTTAAATCCATTTATAATATATATTCTCAAGGACAATACAAAGCAATTATAAAACGCGCTTTTATCCTTATTGCGACTATATAATAAATCTTTTTTACATAGTCCGATGCTTAATTTGCGAATATGTTTGAATTTTTTCTCATTATCAATATGAGTAATAATTTTATTATGGAGGTTAGCAATATTTAGCGATTGTGCTACCATTTTTTCATATTCATCCCGGTTTTCAAATGAGAATTTGATTTGCTTTTTAATTATCCCCTTTTCCTGCTTATTATAATCAATAATAGGCAACAGCCAAAATGTCGTAAAAATATCAAGGCTCTTATTTAGGAACAAGATTTTTGTTTTTGTAGATATGTAAATATTTGAGCAGTTTTTTGCGAAATTTTGCTCAGGAATAGCACAAGCATTAGCGCTAGCATTAGTATTAGCGCTAGCATTAGTATTAGTATTAGCATTAGCGCTAGCATTAGTATTAGTGCTATTTAATCTGCTAATAGAACTATAATCGGCTTCATCTTGTGCAACATTATTAGCGTCATTGTGTTCTAAAAACTTTAACCACTCGCATTCAATACTCATTGCTGTTAGTTATAAACTAATAATAACAAATGTTTATAATTGTTTCAATTATAATATTTAATACATATTATAAAATAGTTAATATTTCAATTTAAAGAAACGTCGCCAGTTTTGAACAAATAATATAGATTATATAGAATTATATTTTTATCATTTAATTTGTTGTAATTATTAATAAAAAACTCCATTTTGTTGATTATTTCATTACTAATAGTATGTATATTGTTTTTCAATATACTATATAAATATAACTTTATGAATTCGCTATAATTGAATTTATGCTTTAGCTCTAACATTAAAAATGTTTTTTTGAAATATTCAAAAGTCCGAGTGTTATTTATAATATAAAGATTAGCATATACGTCATCATTAATAAAATATTTAGTATTTTCCTTGCTTAATTGTAAAAAATTTATCATAGCCCTTATATCGTTTTTGAATATACTTATAATGTTTTTCAAACACTCATCACTTATTTGTATTTTTTCATTGCTAATTATTGAAGTTAAGAAGCTTTGGATTTCATTAAAAGGAATAGTGTTAAATTTTAATTTACAAAAATAGTTTTGTAAATTATTATCTATTTTCGTAATATAATTGCAAATTAGGCAATATCTAACATTATAATTACTATAATATTCTATTAAATATTTTAAAGCCAATTGTGCGCTATTAGTCATATAGTCGACTTCGTCTAATATAATAAACTTTGGTCCCTCGAAAAATAAATTGTCACTTACCACAAAAGTATATAAATTATTTCTAATGATTTCTATGCCTCGTTCGTGCGAAGCATTCAAATGTATAATTTGTTTCTTGTTGTCTTTATAATATTTAGTCAAATAGCTATTTATTAGATTTATGACTGTGGTGGTCTTGCCTGTTCCAGGCGGTCCATATAAAAGCAAATTAGGGAAATAATTTTTATCAAGAATATTTTTAATTAGTAGCCTATTGTAGTTGCTTAAAATTATTTTTTCTAAATTATTTGGACGATATTTTTCGTTCCAGTTTATATTTTTATCGTTATTCATTATTAAATAAGTAATGAATAATAATCTATATTGTTTTAAATAATAAATTAAAACAATATAAATTATATGTTGCTTATTAAATTAAAATAATATGCTTCCCAAAAAAAAAGGCAGAAAACCAAAGTCATACTACGAAAACCTGAAACTCCAAGAAATGTCAAACAATATATTAATTATATCAATAAGCGGTGGAATTGAAAGCATATACGAATGCAAAGATGACTCCGTTTTAGACATTTCTAAAATAGTTGTTCATAAAAAGCGCGGTAGAAAACCCAAAGGAGGAATAATTATAGAACAAAATAAAATAGAAATTCAGAGCGATAACAAACCTAATATTATTTTACATTTAAATTGTAAGCTAAATGACATTATTACAGGCGACATTAATTACGACCCTACAGTTTACAATATAAAAGAATTTGATAATATGAATATACAATATGATTATATTGAAAATAAACAATGTGGCGATTCTGCAAATAATGAAGATAGCTTAAATGACATAAACTTATTAAATGCAAATAACTCTAACTCTAGTTCTAGCTCTAATGTTGCTAATTCTAATGTTGCTAATGCTTCTAATTCTAATGTTGCTTCTAATTCGAATGTTACTAGCTCTAATAATGCTGTACACATAAACAATACTAATAAGTTCTTTAATAATGAAGAAAAATTAATGAATAATGATAATTTTTTATTAAATAATAATGAGAAAAATTTATATAATAAAGCTATATCCAAGAAATTAGAAGACTTATCCAAACAATTAAAAACAAATAATATTAATAAAAAGAGTGCTTGCTTTTGGTGCACATATAACTTCGATAATCAAACAATATTAATTCCAAAATACGAAATTAAGAATACCTATTTTTGTTATGGAAATTTTTGTAGCCCAGAATGCGCGTGTTCTTATTTGATGAATGAAAATATAGAGTCATCGCAAAAGTTCGAGCGCTATTATTTATTAAATAATATATATGGCAAAATATATGATTATGAGAAAAATATTAAGTTGGCGCCATCGCCTTATTATACACTAGAGAAATTTTATGGAAATTTAAATATTCAAGAATACAGAAAATTATTAAAACACGAGCGCCTATTATTAGTTGTAGATAAACCGCTATCCAAATTAACACCCGAATTATATGATGAAAACGAAGACTATATACTAAATAATAAGTCTATTAATAATAAACAAAATTCTACTAAGAATTATAAAATAAATGTAAAATAATATTTTTTGCAATATAATATTTTTGCAATATAATAAATATTTTTTAAAATTGTTTTAAAATATTTATTAAATTAATTTAAAATATAACTATTAATATTAATATTTATAATATGGATAGCGATTTAACTCTGCTTATTAATAAATTATCGCAAGATATTACACAATCCTTAAGGACTAATTTTAGTGTTTTTATTGAGAAAAATAAAGCAAATAATGAAGTAATTAACACATTAAAGGCACTATTAGTCAGGCTACCGGAACATATTGATTTAAATAAAAAATATAACAAATTAGCACAAGATTATGATGAACTGCTTGAAAAATATAATGCACTAAAAGAGAGCAAAGGCAATATTACTATTAATGTAAATGAGCAAAGTTCAAAAATTATTAAATTAAAAAATGCGAATCCAGAAAAAACAGTAGATTTTGATTTAAAGAAATGCGATTTGGAGAAAGTAGTCGAAGAAGAAGTAAGCGAAGCAGAAGTAAGCGAAGCAGAAGTAAGCGAAGCAGAAGAAGATGAGGTAAATGTAAAGGAAACAACAAACATTGTAAAGGAAGAAAGCGAAGCAAAAGAAGAGGAGGAAAGCGAAGCAAAAGAAGAAGAAGTAAATGTAGTAAAGAAGGAAGAGGTAAACGTAGCAAAAGCAAAGGAAGAAAGCGAAGAAGACGAGGAAGAGGAAGAGGAAGAGGAAGAGGAAGAGGAAGAGGAAGAAGAAGAAGAGGAAGAAGACGAAGACGAAGAGGAAGAAGAGGAAGAGGAAGAAGAGGAAGAAGAAGAGCTAGTATCAATTACTATTAAAGGTAAAACATACTATAAAAATGAATTAAACAATGTTATTTATGAGTGCCTACCAAATGAAGATATTGGAGAATGTGTTGGAAAATTAGTCAATGGAAAGCTAGTTAAGGAAAGCTAATAAAAAAAATCATCACAATTAACATCTATGTTTTCCTCTAAAATTTTATACGAATTATTAATTTTATAGTTAATATATTGCTCTATAAGCTTAATAATTCTATTATATACTAACTTTATATGTGTTTCATCATATTTTTCAGATACAAACATATGTAGTAACAAATTTTTTTTATTTGTGCAATATAATTGAGTATTAGAAAATATAAAATTAAAATTATTATATTCACTGCTATATTTTGTCAAGATTTTTGTAAATATTATATCTTTTTGATCTATATGCTTCAATAAATTATTTTGATATAATATAAAATTATTGTAAAATATTTTAATAATATAAGTAATATCGTTCAATTGCCATATTTGATATAAAAAAATATTTTTGTCTATACAATCACAAAACGCAAAATTTTGTAATATTTTTTTATATATTTTCAAATCAGCACTAGTCAAATTAGTATTAAATAATTTAATAATATTTTCGTGCAATAGCAAACTTAAACTCGTTCTATCGGAATAATTTATGATATCTAAATCGTTTAAATTAAATCTATGCTCGAGTAAATTTTTTGTCAATAATTTTATATTACTATTGTTAATAATATTGGAGCTAGCATTAGCACTAGCATTAGGACTATTAAATTTCAATTCAATAATATTATTATTATAAAAATAGTGTATATTTATTAATTTATAAAATTTATTATCCAAATAATCTAATATATTATTTACTATGTGGTGACTATTTTCCAATTCAAAAATAGAAGGATACAATTTTAATATTATATTTTTTAATTGACTATTTGACGGGGGATTAATTTTTAATAAGGTCGATATTTTATATAATTCTGTAAATTTTTTCTCCTCTTGTAATGTATTTATGAATATAAACGGTATAGGCTTGTGACTATTCTTTTTTTTCAATAACTTAATCAAATTTGTAAAATAGCTCTTATCGCTATAAGAATAATAGTTTATATTATCTATAATTAATGCATTATTTTGCTTATTATTGAAAAACATAGAATATACATCGCTAATGTTTGTCATATTAATCAATTCATCAACACTCAATTTGTTTTGATTACAATCAATATAATTAATATTGTATTTTAATGAAGTAAGAATACTGTTAATAATAGTCGTTTTACCAATCCCAATATCGCCATATACATATAAATATTTTGGCGAAGTGGCCTTGTCTAAATTTTTTATATAATTAGATACATTAGCATATATATATTTAATGTCATTAGTATTATAATAATTTATATGTTCCATCTAATATTTTTATTAACATTATTTTTATGTATTTTTTTAATTAAATGAGTTAAATTATATTTATTTATAATTTGTATTATAAAAGTCTTACTATTATTACTATTTTTATTACTATTACTATTACTATTATTAGTACTATAATAATGAAAAAAATCAATCAAACTATAAAAAGACAAATTCTTATAATGTATACTATTGTGCTTTTTAATAATTAGAGATCCACTAACTAACTTTTCAATATACATTTTTAACACTAGTTCGCTAAAAATTTGCAAATCATGCTTTATTAAATAATAATAGTAATTATAATTGTTAAAATAATTGCTAGGGCTTAAATTGACACCAATATTAATGTAACGATAGTTATAATATTTATTAAGATTTTCCTTGTTTAAACTATATTTTAATAATGGATGTATATTTATCCATATTAAATTTAACACTTCATTAGGTAATGAAGCATATGATTCAATAGACATATATATACTATTTATAAATAATTATAAATAATATAAATAATTAACATTTACCCATTAACATTGTTATTTCATTAATATTTAGTTTAAATAATTCATTTTCGCGTTTTAAAAATTCTAGGTCTTGCTTTAAAATAGCGTGTTCTTGACTAATAATTTTCAATGACTTAGTCTTGCACTCTAGGTCGTCTAATTGCGCACTAAGCTTATTTATTATAGCCATTTGCTCTTGAAAAGCTTTAATCAATATAACATCAAAACAACTATATTTAACAGATTTATAGCTTTCTGTTTTACCGAGATAAGTATCGTGTGGGCTTAATTCGCCATTATTAACTAAAGTCGGAAATAGGGCCTCTAATTCTTGCGCAACAACACCAATTAGTTTAGTGCCATCAGAGCCTTTTAAGTTATAATTAACTACTCTGACTTTTAGCAAATCTTCTAATTTAGGACTAGCGTCAACTATATTTTCTTTTAATCTAATGTCGCTAGTAGTAAAAATACCTTGTGATTTACTCAAAAGGTTTCCATTTCCCCTAAACTCAATATGCTGAGTTAAAGGACTGTCCGTTCTGAACCATTTTGCTATTACAGCGGTTGCTATATCAGTATTAGCATAACTTGAAGAAAATCCACTCGAATGTAAAAAAAAATTATTAAAAATAGTAAAAGTATTTAATGAATATTTAAGTCTTGTCATATAAACAGCCATTCTATTAGAAGTTTCCGCAATATCATACCAGGTCCCTGTTGCAGATTGAAATTCGACTCTAGTATGAGAAGTGTTATCTGGCTGACCACTATTAAAACTTGTATAGTTCCAAACACTACTTGGGTCACTCCATACCCAAGTAAGAGCGGATCTCGTTGCTCCTATCCACACATTATTATTTCTAGCACTAACTTTGACAAGTTCGTTGTCTGCTTCATTTTCTATAGATGCTATTTCACGACCAACAATAGCCTTTGCATTACTACTATTATTATGAGTAGCCCAATTCAAGCTATTTTGAGCTAACGTATATGTTTTATTAGTACTACTTAAATGAAATTTAAAATTTGGAGCTACAAGAATAGTGTTTGCATTTGTAATTTTAATACCACCAGCACTAAAAAAGTATTCATCAGTGTCAACACTACTATTGTCTATATTTCGTTTTCGAGGAACCAATGTTGCTAGTCTAGTTGCTATAGCATTTGAATATTTCCAATATTCAACATAACCTCGCGCCTTCCTATTAGCTGATGTATCAATAAGAACATCGGGAAAACCTATAGCAAATACACACTCATCACTACTAATATTACTAATATCAAGACTTCTAGGTCCAGCTGGAATAGGAGTAGTATTATTTATGTAGCGGATTACTACAATACCAGAGCCACCACGACCACCAGGGACACCGGTATAATGTCCACCTCCACCACCACCGGTATTGTCACCACCTGCGCCTGCATTAGTCCCGGCATCCCCACCAGGATTAAGGGCACTTGCACCACCACGACCTCCCGGGACACCATTGTAAGTTCCTCCTCCTCCACCGCCACCTAAACCACCCCAACCGCCAACTTGATTAATCCATCCATTACCACCGCCACCACCACCCCAGTAATAACTTGGACCGAGAATAGGATTAACTATACCCACACCACCTGATCCAGGACCGGTTTGAGTTGTTGCATCTGTAAAATTAGTATCTGTATCTGGAGCAGGACCTCCAGCCCCACCACCACCTGCGCCTCTAAATGGAAAACCTGTACTAAGTGTTGTTGTTTTACCACCACTATTACCATAAATAAAACCACTATTTGGTCCAAGACTATTGCCGCTAGATACTCCACCCAAATTGGTATAAAGTCGCCCTGGACCACCACCACCACCACTTCCTCCTGCAACTCCAGGGGCATCTTGTATGCCGCCCATTCCGCCTCCCGCAGCAATAGCATTAAACGCACTACTATCTTGTCCATTGGAACTTGATGCTCCACCTGAACCCACAACTATAAGATAATTTGTCCCCGCTGTTACATTTACAACAGGCATATAAATAACCCCACCGCCCCCTCCGCCACCACCATATTGTGAACCACCACCACCACCGCCAACAATTAATACTTCAACCGGACCATTAAAAGTAGGTGTAAAAATAGATGTTCCGGTTATTGTGAAACTATGTATTATGTATCCATTGCGTATAGTAAATGAACCACTTGTAGCTTGAGACATATTGATAGTTCCCGATGTTTGCAAAGGATTTAAATTTATAGTTTTAATAATATTCCAATTAGTTGTAGACCAATTATAAATAAAGACATAATAAGTATTTGATACAATAATTTTTTCAGCATCAGAACTCATTTTAAAAGCTATAATATTATTATAATTATTATAACTAGCTTGTAATGTTTGGCGAGAGCCTCTTATAGTATTATTAGTAGTTGTGCAGTTGTATGTATAAAATTTATCATCAACACTAAATCCTAATACGCTAGGACTTTGAGAAAGTATTACAAAATAACCAAAATTAGTATTAGTAGATACACCGAGAACACTAGCGCTATAACTTGTTAAAGGATTAGACCCCCAGCTCCCTCCTGCTACACTATAGAAACCGTTAGTTAATGACCAAGTTCCACCACTATAACTATATACTTTTATAACATTTCTTGTATCACCAAAAGCTAGTATTAACTGTGAAGTAGCTGAACCAGTAAAATAATTAAAATTTATAGCAAGATTTTGAAGATTTTTTCTCCAATTTTCTGTAAATTGTGTGGGTATTATTCCGACATCAGTGTTAGTATATGCACTAAAATCAATAGTAATTGAAGAGCCTAATGTAATCCATGTACTTGAAGTTCTCATATATACAGTAACATTGCTTGCTTTACCAAGAGCAACAAACATCCCATCATTAGTTATTGCTATACACGAATAATTTGTAGGTATTGTACTGAAGCTTAAATTACTATAATTTGAATTGTTGTTACTATTTTCAGAAATTTTAAATAAACCAGTTGTTAAACCAGATAGTCGTGTATAATTTTGAGTACTTGTAATATATGTAGTAATAGTGGTATTTGTTGTAACAATATTATAAGAGTTATAAAAGTTATTTACTTTAGTAATTGGAGCAGTTCTACTTACTTGATCTCTTAAAGAACCTTGATAAGTTGTATCATTCGGAATATTAAGAGAACTGATTGCAGTAGCTGTTACAATAATAGATCCATTGCTAGAAGCCACAATACACGGTAGTTTTACATTATAAACATCAAAAATGGTTTCTGATGTTATAGTAGAAGATCCATTTATTGGATTATCGGTAAATTGTTCTGTAATAGGTTGGTTTTCTATTATTGTTACAGTTTGAGTTAGATTAGAACGATAAAAATTGCTATAATTCCATGGAGAACCGTCGGCCCAACTCCAATCAGCTGAAGTTATTCCTCTTGGGTCATTAGAAGTATATACACTAACACGTCGTGCGCCTATATATACCCAATACTCCCATACAGTTGAATTTGATATAAGCTCTCCAACTGCCTCATTATCTGTATCGTTTAGAATAGTGGCTAATGAACGATTAAGTTGTGGTGCTTCATCAAAATGTTGATACCAGGTTCTGAAATTGTAGTTCATTTCATAAACAATATGTTGCGAGTTTTCAGTTCTATTAGGAGTAATTGTCACATACACTGCCGGCATTCTAGTTGTGTTTACATAATCTGTACTATCATCATGCCATTTATTATCATAACTTGACAAATACACGTAAATATCTGAATAATCGGGTTGTTCAGGATTCCAATTAGTATAATTCCATGGGTCTCCATTAATCCATTGCCATATTGCGCTATGCGTATCTCTTGTATTATTGAATTGTACTCTTATTCCACCTATCCATAAGTTAGCATTTGAATTCCATTCATTTCGTAAATTTACAATAGTATCATTTTCAGCACTGCTTAAAATGCTTGCTAAATCACGACCAGCAACTTTTCTTGCTTCAGTTTTATGTTCTTGCCATGTCAAATTAGTTCTAGCTATTTCAAATGTACGACAATATTGATAAACAGCAGGACCAGGTGCTCCACCACCAACATCATTCCATGTCCTTTTTATATTACCGTCGGTACTTCTTGTGTTCCACATAACGGCAACAAATTCACCGGAATTATTAGGTTCAGAACCAGTGAAGTTAGTACCCGAACGAGTGTACTGTCTGGTATAATTAATACTAGTATTAGATCTATTAGTTGTACTAGTAGGTATTTGACTTGTTATATGACGAAAACTGATACGCTCTCTTATATTTGTATCTTCTACATTATCATCAATATAAGTTATAGCATAAGGAAATACTAATTCATCACTAACTTTTGCGCTATTTACTTTAACTAAAGAGCTATTTAAATAACTTAATCTAGGATATATATCAGGCGGACTTGATACTACTGACACAATAGCGCTTACATCGCTAATTCTTATTAAATTTCTATTAAGACACAAATCAAAATCGGATTTTGAATACACACTACTAGTTAAGTTACCATTTAGCACAACAAATGACGTTTCTAGCAAGCTTATTTTAGTAATATGCGTATTAAGACACAAATCAAAATCGGATTTTGAATACACACTATTACTAATACTAGTTATGTTACCATTTAGCGCTATAAATGATGTTTCTAGCAAGTTAATTTTAGTAATATGCGTATTAAGACACAAATCAAAATCGGATTTTGAATACACGCTATTACTAATACTAGTGATGTTACCATTTAGCGCTATAAATGATGTTTCTAGCAAGTTAATTTTAGTAATATACGTATTAAGACACAAATCAAAATCGGATTTTGTATATACAATTGCACTTAAATCGCGCACTTTATTACTTATAGTAATAAAAGAAGAATTACTATCAACAATAGAGATAAGGTCGCTTGATAAGAATTGATTTAAATTTAGATTATTTAATGTAATAGTTCCACAAATATCTAAATTATTAAAACTCATATCCAAGTTTTTTATTAAGTTATTGGCCAAAGTAGCTTGCCCACTTAAGTCTCCGTTAAAATAGGTACTATATGTATTATTAAATTTATAAGCATTAGAACCTATGTTAATCCCCATATTAGAAGTAGGAACATTATTTCCTGAAATACTAACCTCTCCAATAGAAACATCAGAATAATTATTTAACTTTATATCAGGAACTAATCGTGAATAATACAAGTTATTGCAACTAATATCACCATAAAAAATACTAATATTACTAATATTAGTAATAGTTTCTGTTCCAATTCCAATTCCAACATTTAAAGGTTTGCTAATTACTAATTTAGAATAATCAGCAGAACTTCTAATGCTAATAGCATTACTAGTATTATTAGCAAAATTAATATAAGAACTGTTTATTGAACTATCTAATATTAAACGTTGTAATGAAACATCACTAAAAATAGCTTTATTTGGAAGAGCATTATTCGACTTGTCATATCCAATTCCATTGGGGATAGCATTAATATAAGAATTAATAATATTAACATTAGAAAAATCCGAAATAGAAATAGTAGAACTAACAATGCTTACATCAGTAAAACGGCCTCCACTTAAAGTTAGATTGACGAATTGTGATTCTGATTTAACTAGGCCAGGCGTTGTTTTACCTAGAACAGAAATAACACCACCTACTTTTAGGTCTCCTATTATATTAACAGGTAGTGAAGGAAAATAAAGTATATTATTTAAACTAATATCATAAGAAACATTTAACTTTGTAGTTAAATTATTCGAAACATCTAAGTCTACATCGACATCCATATTATTTTTAACAATCACTTTTTTATTGTCATTGTCATTGTCATTTTGTGATGTAATAAATAGTATATCATTTTGCGAGCTTTCAATAACTAAATTATTGTTAATAGTTCCAAGATTTAGAGAAGGATTAGTGTTTTGGTTATTTTGAGAAATAATTGAAGTATTGACTTTCCAAGGTATAGTTTTGTTATTATAACTTGCATAACTAATATCATGCTTAGAACTATAATTAAGAGCCATTTATATTATTATTATAAATATAATATTTATATTTATAATAAAGATTATAATATTTTCCATTATTTTTTATCATTCTTTTTTATCATTCTTTTTTATCATTCTTTTTTATCATTCTTTTTTATCATTCTTTTTAATCATTCTTTTTACATTGTTGTATTTGTACATGCTTTAGGATTATTTGTAATTCCATCCCAATGTATATTACATTCTTTAGCCCATTTAGATTTTTCACACAATATATCAGCTTCAGAGCTTCCACTAACTCCAAATCGGGCTGTTGGATAAATACGACAATAAGAGGGATCTGCTTTTCCAGAGTTTATTTGATTATGTCTACATTCTACTTGATTAGCACTATTATATGCAACATTCCAATAATCAGGGCAATCAGTAACAACGGGAGGAAAAACCTCTTCTGCTAAAGTTCTAGAAATTATAATACCTATAATTATTAATCCCAATATTAATAATATACTAGCAACCATTAAAACCATTTTATTAAATTTAGTTATCATTTGATTATATAAATAAAATATATTTTATTGAAAGATTAAAAATAAAAATAAAATATTACAAATAAAATATTACAAATAAAATATTACAAATAAAATATTACAAATAAAAATATTACAAATAAAAATATTACAAATAAAAATATTACTAATAATTATATATTAATATAATAAATGTCAAATGGAAATGGAAAAATAACAAATGCAAATGGAAAAATAAATATAATGGGTCCTAATACTTCCACATTATTTTCTATGATGGATAAAATACCAATAAATACAAATACAAACTATCAAAATGTATTAGCAGGTAATTTTATGCGCTCACCATTGTCGGATACTTATTTTTCAAAGCAAAATATTCAATATATACAAAACGGAATAAGAAGCGGTGTATATACTAAATCGCAAAAACGAATAGCAGTAGATGAACAACCAGAAGACCAAATAGTAACAGTTATGCGTTCTATGTATTTACAATATTCTAAAAATTTAGATACTAATATACAAATGCAAGTAAATGAGCTAAATAATAAAGTTTTAAATTTTTGCGTAAATAATGTATTTAATGAAGCAGTTGCTTACTTAAAATATAAAGAAGACGCCAGTACTATGCATATACCAATAATGCATCCAATTTATTCGAATAAAACTAATAAAGTATTAGAACAAAAACCGTGGTTTTAGACTATAATATTTTTTCTTAAGCTGCTTAAAATTTCATCTAATTTATATTTTAAAATAACATTTTCTTCTTTTAAAGTATTTATAGTAGCGCTAAGCAATCTAGTCTCCTCTTGTAAATCTTTAATGCTTTTATATTCTTCATTTAAAACTTCTATTCTAGAGTCTAATTTGTTTATAATTTCTTGCTCTTCTTGCAATGCTTTAATTAATATTAATGTAAAACAACTATATTTAACAGATTTATAGCTTTCTATTTTACCTGCATTAATATCTTCTATAGTTGGTTCATTTTCCGAAACTAAACTGGGAAAAATGGTTTCTAACTCTTGAGCAATAACACCTATATGTTTATTAGTGCTAGCTGAACCTTTTAAATTATAATTAACAACTCTAACTTTTAATAAATCTTGTAATTTAGGACCAGTATTAACGACATTTTCTTTTAATCTAATATCGCTCCAACCACTATAAGAATTATTTATGTTAGTAATAGAACCGTCTGAGTGAAATCTTATAACTGGATTATTTGACGATAGCCAATTAGTTCTCCATTCGCTAATTATTGTGCTATTATAAGGACTAGCAATTTGTTGTGTATAAACTCCCGAACTTTCAAAAGTAAACTTATCAAAAATTCTAAATTGAGTAGCATTAGTGGTGCTCGTTTTAACATAATTAGTATTGAGACAAGTATCAACATATGAGCGTGAATATACATTTCTACTTAAATCAATAATTCTTCCACTTAGATCTTGAAATGAAAGCTCAAATATGGATCTTTTAACATAATTAGTATTGAGACAAGTATCAACATATGAGCGTGAATATACATTTCTACTTAAATCAATAATTCTTCCACTTAGGTCTTGAAATGAAAGCTCAAATATGGTTCTTTTAATATAATTAGTATTGAGACAAGTATCAACATATGAGCGTGAATATACATTTCTACTTAAATCAATAATTCTTCCACTTAGATCTTGAAATGAAAGCTCAAATATGGTTCTTTTAATATAATTAGTATTGAGACAAGTATCAACATATGAGCGTGAATATACATTTCTACTTAAATCAATAATTCTTCCACTTAGCTCTTGAAAAGAAAGATCTGCCCCAGAAATAGTTAAATAAGTGCCAGTTAATGTATCGTTCAAATTTAGTCCTCCTACTCTAATAATTCCACTAATGTCTAAATTATTAAAACTCATATCCAGATTTTTTACTAAATTATTAGCAATCGAACATGAACCGCTTAAATCTCCAATAAAATTGCTACTATATATATTATTAAATTTATAAGCATTAGAACCAATATTAAACGTCATATTAGAAGTAGGAATAATACTTCCTGAAAGACTAACTTTTCCAATAGAAACATCAAAATAATTATTTAATCTAATGTCGGGATATAATTGCTTATAATATAACGTATTGCAACTAATATCACCATTAAAAATACTAATATTGCTAATATTTATAGTATCTTGTGACAACCCAACAATTAAAGGTTTGTTAATTTCTAACTTAGAATAATCATTTGAACTTTGAATAATAGTAGGATTATTTGTAGTATTATTAGGATTATTTAAAAATTTCAAATAACTTGTGCCAGTTAGCGTCAAACTTTGTAATGAAACATCAGTAAAAACAGCCTTGTTTGGAGTACCAATATTATTACTAGTGTAACCAATAGCAGTATTAGAAATATAAGAGTTTGTAATATTAGAGGAATAAATGTTTGATGAAAATATATCGCTAAAGCTAATGTCTCCAGCTCTAAATGTGCTCGTAGTTAAAGAAGCATTATTACTAGAGAAACCAGTTCTTTCTTCACTAGCACCACCAGTGACTTGAGTAATACTTCCTTGTATCTTAAGATCGCCAATTATATTTGTAACTAGTGATGTCGATGAATTTAAATATAAAATATTATTTAAACTAATGTCATTAGCTGTAAGTATATTTGTTTTTAAAACATTAGAAACATCTAAATTAGCATTAACGGCCATACTATTTTTTATAACAACTTTTCTATTTTCTGCTGTAGACAATAATATATTGCTAGTAGCGCTTTCAATAATTAGATTGTTATTAATAGTCCCTAGCTGTGTAGAATAAGAACCATCATTATAATTTTGATTATTATGATATATATATGTGGCATCAAAATTGTAAGGTATTCCAGTTCTATTATATTCAATATAACTAATATCATTAGTGGAATTATAAATTAATAAATTTGAAATATCAGGACTAGCCATATTTTTTATATTATAATATATGTAATATATTTTATAATATAATCATACCAAATTAAATAAGTTAAAGTTAAAGTTAAAAAATAGAAATAGAACTAGAAATAGAAATAGAACTTATTTATTTATTTATTTATTTATTTATTTATTTATTTATTTATTTATTTATTTATTTATTTATTTATTTATTTATTTATTTATTTATTTATTTAGTTTTCTTAGATTTCTTAGCTTTGTCTTCACTTTTAATATTACTTTCCAAGAATTGGCTATAAGCAATTTTTAATGTATCCAGCTCTTTTAGCCACATATGCTCTAAACTGCACGCGCTAATAGTTGCTAATTCATTTTTCTTAAGCTCGTGCTCATTTAATAATTTTTCGACATTTTCTTTACATACGGAATCCATAGGCATTTTAACTAAGTAATTATAGTCATTAGTCTCTCCTAAATCAAATTTGAAGTCCTCCATAATTTTATAAATCGCGTCTTTCGACTTCTTACGTAAATCAATCTTATCATCTAAATTATATTGAATAAAGCGCGCCTTGTTACTTAACACTTTAAGTTCGCGCTCAATCTTTTCTATAATATACTTCTTTCGCTTAGCATAATACTCATAACGAATAGTATAATAGGAGTCAACAATAGCGTAAACATTGTCATACTTATTTAATTGCTCCTTTTCATTAAATAAATGCATATTAGTAGTGCATTGACTAGTATATAGCTTCAAGTATTTTTCTAATCCATTAATGCTATATTCGTGGTCTTCTGAGACTAATTTAGATAAAATTCCAGGATAAAACGTCACCTCAAAATCAACAGTTATGTCTGTAGACATATCCACAAAATCTTTAACATATTCATCGTTTGCTTTTGCCGATTTGCTTTTGCAGGATTTTGCATCTAATAATCCTTCCAAAAATTCTTTGTAGTCTTGTGTCCAAGTTCCAACCGGAAGCTCGCTAATACGAATTTTGTCAGGTCCAATTGTTTCATAACACCCTTTAATAATATATTTTTTATGTGTTGTATCACAAGGATAAATCTTGCCCTTAAACCCTTGATAATAAGGCTCAATTAACAATGCTTTATTACACACATTATTTAATTTTGCCTCTAAATAGCTAATAATTTGAATAGGATTATAACACATAATATCTGTGCTAAACCCTGTTCCAATTCCTTTTGTGCCATTTACAAGAATCATCGGAATAATAGGCACATAATAAATGGGTTCAACACTTGTCCCATCGTCTTCAATATAGTCTAAAATAGCATCATCAAATTCTGAAAATATTTTGCGCGTTATTGGATTTAAATACGTGAAAATATACCTTTCCGACGCTGCGTCTTTTCCGCCTTGAAGACGCGTTCCAAATTGCCCTTCTGGCTTAAATAAGTTAATATTATTTGAGCCAACAAAATTCTGGGCTAAACCAATAATTGCTCCATTTAAACTTGCTTCACCGTGGTGATAGCTGGACTGCTCAGAAACATAACCGCTAAATTGTGCGACTTTAATTTCGCTGGTTAATTTCTTTTTAAGAGCAGCAAATAGGATTTTTCTCAAACATATTTTAAGACCGTCACAAATATTAGGAATAGAACGCTCATTATCATAAATTGAGAAATGTATCATATCGTTATTTATAAATTCGCCATAAGTCACATAGGGCTTAGATGTATTTAAATAGCTAGAGCGGTCATAATTAGACAACCACTCTTTGCGGTCATTTGCTCGCTTTTTATTAAATACTTTGTCAATGCTTTCTCTGCAAGTTTCAACACTTGTAAAATTTACAATCTTTTTATTGGCAAAATATTCCTTAAATTCTTTACTTGTGCTTGTTCCAAGACCCTTATAATATTTGACGCTCCACTTAGCAAAATCGCTATTTTCTTTTTTCCATTGCTCATATTCGCCATTATTATAAAACGGTATTACTTCTTTGCCGTGCGTTGCTTTTAAAATAGGAGTATTCATATAGCCAATAAATTCGGGTATTTCGATTAATGAGCTCCACTCGCTTTCAATCATATTAATAGCGAGCCCTTTAATGTGACTACCATCTAAATCTTGGTCTGTCATAAATAATAGCTTTCCATAACGTAGCTTGTTATTAACGTCTTGTAGAGTATATGTTTTTCCGTGCTCTAGTCCGACAATTTGCTTAATTTCGCTAATTTCCTTATTTTCGCCAATTTTACTAATACTTTCGCCTCTAATATTAAACATTTTGCCTTTCATCGGATATACACCAATAAAGTTTCTGTCTTCACGTGAAAGACCTGAAATAATCCCGGATTTTGCGGAGTCACCTTCACAAAGAATTAGCACACATTGCGAAGATTTTGCAGTTCCCGCAAAATTAGCATCTACAAGTTTAGGAATATTTCGAATAGTTTTACATTTAGTTCCGTCGCTTTTCTTAACAGCTTTATTTTCTTTAACCTCGGTTAAATTGCACGCAGTAGCCATTACGCCCATTTTTGCCAATTTTTCAATAAATTTGCTAGATACCTCGCAAGCTGAGCCAAAATTTGAAACAGCGCTATTTAAATAATCCTTAGTTTGACTATCGAACGCCGGATTTTCAATAGTGCAATTTACGAAAATCATAAGTTGCTCTTTAATAGAGGCCGGCTTAACGTCAATATGCTTTTTTTCTTTAATATAAGTTGTTAATTTTCGCACAATTTGATTAACAATATATTCAACGTGCTTACCGCCTTTTGATGTAAAAATCCCATTTACAAAACTTACTTGAGTAAATTCTTCGTTGGGCGCTAAGCATACTGAATATTCCCAGCGCTCATTTGCTTGTTCATAAATGCGGTCTTTTTCTGCCTTGGTTCCAATATATAAATCAATATAATTCATAAATGTTTTGATTTCAACAGGGCTAGAATTATATCTGACTTTGATTGATTTATTTGTAACTGCCGCAATATCATACACTCGCCGCCGCAATAGCGCAATAAAATCTTTGTCAAATCCTTCAATACCTAGGCGTTTAAAATCGGGCTTAAAACTTACACTCGTATAAGGTTTATTTTTGCATTTTGTAATTTTGGGCTTTTCAATAATGTTTAAGTTATCCTTAAATTCTTGAACATATTTTTGCCCAGTTTTAGCATCCACGGTTTCAATCTTGCCCCATGATGACCAAATTAATACAAGCTTAAAACCAAAACCGTTTTTGCCTCCTACGATTTTCTTTTCTTCTTTAATATAATTTGTAGAAGTTCGTAGATTGGCGAAAATAAGTTCGGGGATCCATACTTTATATTCGGGATGGATTGAAACGTCTATACCATTACCGTCATTTGTTAGTGTAATAACTCCGGTGTCATCAATCGAAATGTCAATCTTTGTAACAGGATAATTGCTTTCATCATTTGTTAAAGACGGAACAGAAGCGAGTAATTGCTCCATACGAATAACGTGGTCACGACAATTCACAATACCTTCATCAAATAATTTATATAATCCTGGAATGTAAGTAATTTGCTTTTCAACAATTTTATGCGTTGCTTCATCGTAAATATGAACATTAGAACTAATTTTTTCAATAGAACCAATATATGTATCCGGATTATCTAAAACATGCTCTTTGTCAGATTTCTTCTGATATTTTTTGGAAAGTTCTTCGTTAGAGCCCATTAAAATTACTTAATAATTGCTATTTATATAAAAATTTAAAAAATTCAATTTTTATTATATTAATTATATTAATAAATGTTTTAATTTAAACAAAATTTATAATTAAATTAAAAATTTAATATTTTAAAATATAATATACAAATAATGACCACTTGTTTTAGTTTAATATCTAATTATATTGAAATTAGTAATAATAAATATATTTTAAATAATAGTGCTAGTACTAATGCTAGTAGTGCTAGTAGTATTACTACTAGAACTAATATTAGTTTTGGTTTATATGATAATTCAAATAATAATTATTTATTAAGAGGAATACCGTCTAATTATCCTGTAACCTTTTTTTCACAAGTAAGCAACGATGTATCAAACATAATAAATTTTGAAGCATTAAACACCGAATCTATTATTATTTATGTGTCACATGGACAGGATGTTAGTTTTATTAATGGTGATTATTTTAGATTTTATGATAAGAATTATCAATTATTAAATATTAATCACGGCTATAGAACAATTTATGATAGCTCGCTAACAGATGTTAGAAGTAATTTTTATTTTATGAATTCTAGAAGTTATAGATTTATAAGCACAACAGACTTTTGCAGTAACTTTCCATTTACTATAACCAGTAATTTATTAACAAATATCTATAGCTTAGACACAACAGACAGCAGTTTTACAATAACAATTCCAGCTAATGCTGATAATAACAGCAACAAACTAGTTTATAGAGATAATGATAATGATATAAGCGGTAATTTATATATACTTAGGGATGCAAGTGGTTTAAAATATTATTATGGAGACATTAGTTTTTCTATAAAAAATTATAACGACTCGAGTACTGTAAACTTATCGCTTAAATCATATGACTTTAGCTATGGAGCTAGCGCAGGAAGATTTGGTAATAAAGAAATAAGCAATAATAATTTGTTCTATTATTCTTCAACTTGTAGCTATATAATTAATAATAATTTGCCTAATAACAATGAATTTTTAAACAAAGTTAGTGCGCTAGATTTTTCATTAAATATCGGTCTGAGCTTTAATAAAAATAATCATTCTAGTCATACGAATAATAATCCATCTACTATTTACAACTTAAATTTTGGATTAGGAAAAGGTTCATATATTATTATTGATGTATCAAGTGCTTTTCCAATGCGTTTAAATAATGAGGATATAAGTGATTGTATAGTAATAGATACAACTTACCAACCTGCTAGAATAAAAGATGTTATTTATGATAAAAAAACTTACTATTATGGGTCATTTAAAATTAAAGTATTTGATGATTTTTCAAATGTAAATATAGCACTTTTAAATAGAACATCACTGCAAGAAGAAATATATAATTCTAAATTTTTTTACACCGACTTACCTCATTCACAAGGGGGAACATACGGGGCTAGCGGAACAGGTTATTTAAAATTGATGAATCAACAATCTAACTTTTTTGATCTTAGTGAAAGTGTGAATAATAAATACGAACTTAATTTAAATTCGAGTTATAGCGAACTTTCTTACATTGCTGCCGATAAATATGGACACAATCTTGATATACTAGATTTTATTACACGTATTCCATCATCAGATAATACTATTAATGAAGAAATTTCGAATAATATAATTAATAGATTATTTGCATATAATATATTGTATAAGGTTATTGATTATGAGAATACAACTATTCAAAATATTAGAACAATTAATGTAAATAGTGGTCCTATTATTGAAATAAGTAGTAATTATTTTCAAAATAATAATCAATACACTAATATTTTAAATTTTGAAAACAATACTTTTAATAGGGACTATAATTTTTTTAATGACATAAAGGTGTATATTTATGATACAAGTAGACAGCGAATTAATATACCATTTGAAGTTACAATAAGTGGTTCTTATTTTAGTAATAATGATACTAGAACTACACAACGTGTTATAAATGATACTAGTTTTTCATATACACAACCACCACGAGATGGAATTGTTAGTAATTCAGAATATTTATCAATTTCAGGAAAAAATTATTATGCTTATTATAGAGATTTTGTGTTATTTAGAAACACAAACAATGACTTTATTAACATAACAAACTTTAATAACTCATCACTTATTTATGATAATTCAAATAGTCCAATATTCACTAGAAATAAAATAATTATAGGAACTAATAGAATTAGAATAGGTAGTGGTACTAATTCTATAGAATTAAAATCAATAACACAAAGCATTGATATATCAACTATTAGTTTAAATTTAGATTCGACTTATAACACAGGGAGGGAGGATGATATTACAGATTATTCATTTAACTGTAATCTAAAGTTAAATAATTATTTTTTTGAAATCAGATGTATAAGTCTTGATATTTCTCAAGATGATTGCAAAGTTACAGGTTTTTTTAACCCTATAAATTTTTTTAAATCTAGTGCCTCATTGATTGACTTGTCATATGTAGGCTCTTATAATCTAACAATTTCTACAAAAAGTTTGTCACCTGGGGATTATTTTTATGATAGTTCTTTAATTAAAAATAGATTTTTTAATCCAAATATAACTAATGACTTAAGAACTTATACTATTAATATTCAAGATACTAGTAAGCCAGTTTTAACTTTTTATGATAAAAACACATTTAGTTCTAGCACAACATATTTGTACACTATTCCACGAGCAAGAACTTTTAATATTTTACAAGATATATGCTTTGTAAATGTAAGGAATATTACCAATTATAATACTTATGTTTCAAATAAACCTCTAATTCAATATAGTGACAACTCTATATATGACTTATCATATAGTCGTGATATTTCATTTACACTAATAGGAATAGGAACAGGAACAAATATAAATTATAATTCTAGTAATGAATTAAGTTTAATTACTTCATCTAGTGATGCAAGCTGTGTTATAAAGTATCGAGCAAAAGATATTTGTAATAATTGGTCACAAGACATTAGTTTAATCTTAGATTTTATATCTATTCCATATGCCGAATTAAGTGGTAATTCTATATTGTCTATTGATTTTTCAAGAAATATTACTAGTTATAGCGATGCAGGATTAAAAATATATGACCTTTCTTCAACCATAACGCCTTTTATTCCTGGAGTGATTGCTGGTAATGGTATTTACGAGACAAGTAATAATGTACTATTAGGTTCGCTAACTTATGATATAAGTTATAATAGTGATATATGCCTAAATAGCGTTAATGATTATTCATTCAATTATATTATTAGTGTAATCGGTTCCACTAGAAGATTATTATTAACCCGAAAAGTAAAAATTGTAGATAATAAACTCCCGTTTTTTTTATTTCCAGACTTTAGCGCAATCAATTATACTCTTAATGACAGTCAATTAGGAATAAATATGGCGAATTATAGTACTAGCTATAGTTCTAGTAATCGTAGGATACATAGTAGCGACGCTAGTTTTAATATAGATTTTAGTTTTGTTGCATATAGAAGCTTTGATGACCTAAGCAAAGTTTTGTATGACTTTGACATAAGCGATAATTATGCACAAAAGCCAAATATAACCAGAACTTTGCGTTATAATAATAATCCTGGTCTATTTACATTTAATGACATAAGTAATTATTTTGATAATAGCATAAATAGAATATTAAATAATGTAACTATTAGCAAATCTCTCAATTTAAAACTACCACAACTGCTATTTAATTATGACATAAGCGACTCATACAACAGTTATAGTGTAATAAGAAAGGTAGATATAATAAATCTAAAACCACCTGTTATAGATTTTTCATTTGCTAATTATTATCCTGCTAGCTCTTATCCTGCTAGTTATAATTATGTTTATTTTGGTGCAAATCGAATAGATTTTTCATATGTCGCGCTCGACTATAATAAACCTAGTAACAGTTATAATTTTATTCAAGAATTAAGCTCAATATTATTTAATTTTGAGTTAAGTAATAATCTTAATAGCAAAGCTAACATTGATTATCAAATAACTATTAGTAATAATATTCTTACACAAACAATAAGAACTATTGGTGACCTAAATAATGATATTAAGAGTTTATTTTCTATAAGAGACACAGCTTTCAGTTTAATATATGATATAAGTGATAATCAAGACAATTCTTATCAAACAATACGGAATGTTAAAATTATAGATATAAGCACCAATTTAGATATAAGTTTTTTGAACAATTCATCACTATTAACTGTTAGTTTTGGGGACATTAGCTTTGACATTTTGAGAGATGTGTCTTTTAACCATAAGAGATTAACAACAACTTCTATTAGCTTTGATATTAGTTATAATTTTCAAGCAAATACTATAGCAAATACTATAACATCAGTAAGCGGAACTGGATTCAAACTTTTTGATCCATCTGCTTTAATATATAGAATGGGTGACAATAGTGTTAATTATTTTCCATCAGCATATTCAAGTAGTTTTTATAGTAAGAACAGAATTATTAATATAGTTAATAATAGACCACTAATTTCTTTTCCTAGCATTGGCATAAGTCACGAAATTTATACACCTTTAAGCGATGCTTCGCTAATATTTGGCGTAACAAGTTATAGCATATATGACGACTTTTTCTTTAAGAATTACAAGACTGATTTATCATATAATGGCACAAATTATAAAGTAACATTCGATAATTCTCTCAATATAATGGAGCCAAGTGCTGGAATCTATAATATATATTATAGGTCAACCGATTTATACAATACAACTAGTATTAGAACTAGAATATTGGATGTTGCGGACAGAAGAGCTCCGCTAATAACAATATGCGGTGATTTCTATTACACATTGTCTGGAGCTAGCTCATATTATGTACCAAATAGAACAATTTATATAGAATATGGTGCATACGCATATGATGCAGGAACGCGAACACAAATATACGATATAAGCATAACTAAGATTAGTCAACAAAAAAGAACTACGTTATCAAATGGATTAATAGAAACGTCATATGATTATATAACAATATCAAATAACACTCTAACATCACAACCTTTAATATATAATATAAATAGCTTAAAGGCACCAGATTACAGAATTATTTATAGCGCAAACGACAAATTTGACAACTCACTATCTATAACTAGAAATATATATGTAACTCCTCCAACAAAACCAAAGTTATATCCATATATTGAAGTAAGTAGTGATGACAACTCTATTATGGAATATTCGTTATTAGGTGATATTTCAATTAATGCTCGATTAATAAATACTACAAATATTGGTAGTAAGTTTTATGATTTGAGCTTATCATTTAATTACAATAATATTAGTACTATAGCAAATAGTCAAAATATAATTTGTCAAGCAATTAAGTCTAATGTTTTTAGAAAAGCCGGAACGAATAATTATGTTAGATTTAAATTAAGAGCAACAGATGCAAATGACATATCATTACTGAGTTCATATGTAAATGTAGAATATGAAACTATAAAAAGCACAAATATAGAAAAAACACATAAAATTTATTTTTATGCGCGAGATTTAAGTCAATCTAATATTATTGACCAAATAAGTTTTTTAGAATACAATTTAAATTTTATAGACAATAAGCCTCCACAAGTAAATTTTTTAACTAATAGAATTTTTGACTCTAACTCTAACTTTAACTCTAACTCTAATTTAAAGTATCCATTATTGAGCGCGACCTCAAGAAATGATTTATCAATAAATATTGCTAGTTATGCTAATTTTAATAATATATATAATAATTATGAGAATTATTACAAAAAAACACTATCAAATAATATTGTTTTATTTGACCCAGGAATAAATATAAGTGATATTGTAAGTGGTGATGTAAATTATATTGATAATTCTTTCCAAAAAATTGATAGTGCTACAAGCTATTCTTTTGTAAGTTCTGATATTTCAATAAATTATTATAAATATGATGGCTCACTAATAGATGTGTGCAATATATTATTTCTTGCTAATGACATTAGCCAGAGTTATCAAGTTAGCGATAGACAAGGTAACATTAGCGAAACTCGCTCAAGAACTATTAATGTTGCAAGATTTCCGCCATTTATAAATTTAAATTATCAAAAAGACTGTTGCGCTAATAACTATATTACTTATTATCATAAAAAATTTGAAAAATATGTAGAGCTTGGAGGACGTGTCATAGATTATTTTGATGGATTTACGCTAAGCTTTGAAAATGTTAAATCGCTTGTTAATCTAAATGAGAACGTTAATGGGGCCTATACTATAAAATATGATATAAGTAATAGTGCTAACATATATAATGATACACAGCGTAAAGTGGATGTTATAACTAGTTTACCATTATTACAAAATTACACTTATGAATTTAATGATATAATAAACTTTAGTTTTTTTACAATCACAAATAAGAGCTATGTCAAATATAGTTTATATAATGGGACATATAAATTTAATGTCCCGCATAGTTTGGCATTTAATATAATAACGCAAGAATTTGATATATGTAATGGACTATATGCTATAAGTGATGTTGTTTCAATTGCTAGCGACAATTCTTATAATGTAAGTTCTAAGAAGTTTTATCATAACAATGTAACTTTAACAGTAAGCGGTGATTTCAATAGATTAAGTGTAGAACTAAGTAATAATGATAGCTATTCAAATATATTTGTATATAATAGTAAAAATACTTATACTGACTTATATGACGTAATAAACAATTATGAAAATAATGTAATCATAGATACTTCATATATTGTAGATATAAGCAATTTAAATAATCCAAATTCTAGTCCATATTTCGAATTGCTTTCTAGTGCATTTGCTTCTACAAGTTCGAATGCAAGAGTCGGGAGAGATTTACATTTAAGTATTGGCAATTATAGGTTTTATCAATATGGTTATACTAATTTTCATAATCCTATAAAATTTTCTATTACAAAAGACGGAACACATAATGGAGGTGTTGAATATACGAAAAACATATTTAGAAGAAATCTTCCTGGAGTATCAATACTAAATAGAAATTCTAATTCAAACTACACTCAATTAAATATAGATGCCACAACACCTGCAACATTATATTATTATTGCGAAAATTTTCCAAATATGGGGGGACGAATTCAAATAAAAAATAACATAATCTTTTCTAAGCAAGCAATTGTTTTGAATAATTATGTGATAGATGAGACATGTGAAACTAAAATTTTAAATTCGAATTATTTACCCGATGATGTGTTAAAAAATAGAATAATTCTAACACAAAGGTTTAATATAAGCGGTGGCGATATGTCATTTGTAAATATAACTTGTATTACGCAGCGAAATATTCAGCACAATATGCTATATAATATAGCACAACAACCTCATAAATTAATAATTAGAAAACATACGAATTTAATAGCTAGGCCCTACGATAATTTTACAGTTACTAATTACTCAATAATGAAAGATAACTCAAACAATTATTTAGTTGAAGACAAAGGGACACCTTATAAATTTAGCAATACATATATAAATTTGTTTAAATATGATTTTGACAGTTCTTTAAATGTTGATAAACGAGAGATTGACCCATTACTAAACATATATGAGCAAGACATTAGAGAACTATTTTATAATTACAAAAATTATAATTTTTTTAATCCTGGTTCTGGTTCTGGTTCAAATCAGTTATTAGACGAAATCACAAATTATAGCGATTTTTTCAGAGCTAATAAATTATTAACAACCACATTATTAGAAGATAGCTTTAAATATAAAATAAGCGATTTTTTCTTTGCTAAGCCATCTAAAATATTAAATTTGGATAGCGCTAACGAATATAATTTCAATGAAAAATTGCTTGCACCTAGAATTAAAATAACAAATATTACAGCCAATTATATAACTTTTACACTAGAAATTTATTACAATAATAACAATAATTGGTATTCATCTAGCAACATTTTAAACACTAATAAAGAGGTGTTGTTTGGCACTTATGAATATATTGTTTATAGCTCTAGTTTTATAGACATTTCAAATGTAGTTAATGCACCGGCGACACGAGATTTTATAACGTTTTATAATGGTTCGCTAACTATTACGAGCAATTTAATTTATTCTAATAACTATAGCTATAACTCGGAGTTAAGTAATAACTTTTATAGTTCATCTATTTTTGAAGAGCTAGGATATAATAATTCAGATTCAAGTGTTAATGATTTGACTAACACTGTTTTTTTAAGTATTAAGGATACAAGCAATAATAAGGAATCACTATGTGGTCTAACAAAACAAAATTTGTATAATAATGTTTACTTTGATGAAAATCAAACATTAATATTTCATAAATTTGATCCAACAACACTAGTAAATTATCAAGTAAATAGTCCTGCATTAACATTAGAAGACACGTTGAGAGAATCAACAAATAATCAGAATTATTTAATAGATGTGGCTGAAAATGACATATATAATTTTTACAATGAGCGACCTTTAAATCTTAATACATTGCGCGATTTATCTACTAATGAAGAATATAATGTATATATTGCTTTTACAATAAATGAGGAGCTGACTAGCACTAATAACTACTTAACACAATTTGATATACAACCTATATATTTGAACAATATGCCTGTTAGAAGAATAGGCAATATATACAGGCAATATTCAGAAAATTTCTTGAATAGTTATGATGATGGTATAAATACTATAAATGAACTGTCTTATAATTCTATTGACAATAAATTAAACAGCCATAGCTATATAATAGATTTAAACGACTATTTTGATATAAATATATATAATACTGCATTACTTGCTAGCAAATTATATTTGACAGATTACATTGATATAAATAAGTTGACCTATACTTTATTGGACATAAAATCTACTAGACCATTTAATTTATATGATATAACTGCCTCACAAAGTGTTATATTTAATGCAATAAATATAAATTTATTATTAGCAATGAGAAACAAGGTAATTCCGCTATATTACAAATTAACATATATGATAAAAATATTAGCAATAAGTTTTCCTAATGTTCCAACTAATAATATGCGTTTAATTTTTAAAGATAGCGATAATATAAATTTCTATATTAATCTTATAAATCCTGACCCGTCATACGCAATAGTTGATGTTTATACAAATGAAGTGAGTATAGATAGTTTAAATAATTTATATACGGAGATTTTCGATAACATACAAACATTATTATTTAATTATAATGCAGTAATAAATAGCTATAACATTAGGCACATTTATCTAATAAATATAACTAATTTTTTGAATATGGTAATAGAATTTAATTATATAAATATTGATTATTTGGATAATATTATCACATTGTTAGAAAATAATGTTGAAAACATTTTAACTAATATGTCAATATATCTTGGAGAAAATAATATAACAACAACGTTAAAGTTATATAATTTAACTAGCAATATTGCTTTGGATAATGGAAACGTATTAACAAATAATGATATGAGTTATTTGGATTATTGCTTTAAAGCTTTTTATACTTTAAATAATGAACTAGACCTTATGAGAAAAGAGGTTGCTGTGCGAAATTATGATTATAGCAACATTTTTGAAAGTTATAAATATGAAATGGCCAGTAATAACACTAATTATTCGCAAAAAAGGTATAAAAATTTGTATATTAGCGCTAATAGTGATGCTGCGAAATTATATAACGATTTGAGTTATAATTTTAAATTATTGAATGCTAATTTCATATTAGATTATAGTTATGTTTTATATAATTATGCCAATGTTACTTATTATTATAGTCCTTTTCCAAAAGGGACAAACAATATTGTAAATTTTCAAGCCTATAATGATGCTTCTATAGTTAACTTTGAAACTTTATATACTAATGTAAATAATTTATATAATATTATTACAAACGTTTTTAATATAGTGTCTTCTGATTACAACATTATTAATAAACCAACACTATATGTCAATAAATATTATGAATTTTACGGTTCTAAGCTATTAATAAACAGTTATTATTCAAATAGCATAACATTAAAATTAAATATTCAATATAAGAAGTCTTTATATCAAACCATAGATTTGTCCAATATTTATCTTGATATAACAATTCCTGATTTAATACCGCCTACTCTTGTTTTTAATAATACTAGTGATGTTAGTTTTAATGAAAATGTATTAAATTCAGATGCTTCATTAAATGCTTTAGTAAGTAGTAAATTAATTAATGATTTAAGTTATATAGATTTAAATGAATCTTATACTATTACTTTTGCAGATAAAAAATATTATGATAATAGCGCGGGTGCTAATGTTGTAAGACCGCTAAGCTATTCTAATAATTCATTGTCATTATTACAAATAGATTTTACTGATATAAGTAATGTTACTTTTAATGACATATCATTTGTGTATGTATATATAAAATATGTATTATTAGACAATGCTAATAATAAAAATATTATTAGAAGGAAAATATTACTAGAAAACGACAATACTGATCCAATATTTTTTTATAAGGGCCAAAATACAACTTGGAAAGCTTATAGAAGTTTTAGTATTATTACTATAACACAACGTCCTACATTAATAATTAGTCAATCTATTACACAAGCAGACTTTCTTGTAACATTATTGAATAATACTATCAAAATTGTTGATCCATTATTACATGAACGCTACCCAAATATATTTGTAACAAATTATTCAGATATAAGCTTAACTTCTTTACTAACAGACGCAAGTGCTATAGATATAAGCTATATTAACATAGTAAGAGTAACTAGCAATAGCGAAGTACCAATTCAAACAATTCTAAATTATAACAACGGTCAGTCTATTACCAATTTTAGTAGCCTTATGAATAATCAATTACTAATTGAAAGCAGCAATAATAGGCTTTTTCTGGATTATTTTAGTAGTACTAATGTATATCCAAGGATTGGACAATTAAGAATAAAACTGCAAATAACACCTAGTATAGTAGTTGGTGAAACAATTATAGATACTCATTGTTGCTATCCTAAAGTAGAATATAAACCTATACAAGATAATTATAAATTAGGTTCGCAGAATACAGCCGTTATGAGAATGGCAAAATTTATAATCAATAGACATATTTAATTTACAAATATTCTCTCAAAATCTTTCAATTAAATTCAAAAATAAATAATTAAATAAATAAATAAATAAATAAATAAATAAATAAATAAATAAATAATTAAATAAATAAATAAATAAATAAATAAATTAAATTAAATTAAATTTTATTTACAAATTTAATTTATTTTATTATTTATATAAATAAAGATGTTTAAAATGTCAAGAAGTTTAAATATGTCGAGGAGGTTAAATATGTCGAGGAAGTTTCCTAAAATACCTGTTTCGAAAAATGTATTGACCAATATTTTATATGTAATTACTCTAGCATTAGCCGTAAATTTTATTATGAAAAAGCAAATTTCAGCATTAATAAGTTTATTTTTAATAGCAGGATTAGTATACTATTTTAAGAAAAATGTAACACTAGCACTAATTGTTTCAATAATAGCTACTAATTTATTAATAGCGCTCAAGTATTTAGGAGGACCCAAGTTTGAACAATTTGGAATGAGAGAGGGTTTGCCTAAGGAAAAAGAACCTAATGAGGCTAAAGCGGCTAAAGCAGCTATAGATGCTATGAAAGCTAATGCAACAACTCCACCAACTGCTTCTCCAACTGCTAAATAAAAAACCTTATACATATAATAATATTGCTAAAAATTGATAAATGTTTATTTATTTTTAAAAATAAATATTTATGACTATTTTATGAATAATGACAAAGGTTTATTGTATTTAATTCAACCAGCGGAATTAGTAGGAACACAGCGTTATAAAATAGGTTATTCAAAAAATAATGATATAACTAAATTTAGGAAAGATTATAAAAAAGGTTCTAGATTTTTAGACATATATGAATATGAACGCTCACCATTACTTGTTAGTGAAATTAGAAATAATTTTAATAATAAATTCAAGTTAGTAGCAGGTAGAACGTATTATGAAGGTAATGAAACCGATATTAAGAAAAATTTTAATGCTATTATAAGCAATTATTCCAATGCAAATAATATAAATAGTCAAAATCTTATAGCTAGCACTAATAGTCAAAATCTTTTAACTAACAATAGTAACAATGCTAGCGCTAGTAATAAATATTGTTCATTAACCAATTATAGTTATATGCAAAATATAATGTATGGCGCAAAATGCCAACCTATGAAATATAAATCTTATTATGATGAGGCTTGCTATGCTTACAATGGTGATATGCTTGCAAAGCTGACTATTAAATAGTATTGAATATTCGTTTATTAATATTTATTAATTAATACATTTTATTTCATTTTTTTATTTTATCTCAAAATTTATATAAATGTCGCTAACGAATAAAATAGTGGCAAATATAAAGAAAACAAATGCTGATGTAAAAAGTTTTGCAAATACAACAAATGTTGTATGTATAGACACAAGCAATAATCGAATTGGTATAAATACAAAAACTCCGCGTTATTCTATTGATATATCGGGAGTTGGACCAACTAATTTAATTTATGTAAATAAATTGGAAGTAGGTGCTAATGCTAGTATAAGAGACATAAGTTGTCTAAATAACTTAGATGCAAGTAGCGCAACAATAAGATATATAAATTACACAAATATAAGCGGAAGCTCGATTACTAGTAAAAGTATAAATACTATTAGTGCAGAAATATTTGATTTAAGTATAAGCAAGCTAGTGCTAAATAATTTCAATACCACTAATATAGACACTTCATATTTGAGAGTTTATAATAGGGTGGATGTATGTGGAAATATGACTATAAGAAATCTCACTGTTACGGGGGATTTTTCTGGTGGAAATAGCACATCTTTCAGTAGTTTAGTAATAACAACTTCTACATTTACAACAATGAATTCGACAAATTCATTTATAAGAAATATAGATTGTAGCGCTATTAAAGTCGATATATGTGCGAATTTTAATGGTCCTGTATTTTGTAAAAATAATTTAGATATAAGCATAGGGTCGTTTCAAACACTAAGTGGAAATATTTTAAATAGTGTTAATTTCAGAGCATTGACAATTAGTTGTGAACGATTGTTTGTGCGCGATTGCAGTATTAATGGGACATTAACAGTGAGTAATATTAGAGATTTATGTGGAAACCCTATAATTCGGGATGGAGGTATTGTTACTTCACCAGAAACAAATTCAGCATTTGGTAATATAACAGTGTCTAATAAATTAGATATTCCAAATAATTGTGACATAAGTAATTTGAGAATAAATAAGAGATTAGACTTTAGCAACGTAGCCTCTCTAATATTGCCCACTTATTCTTTAGTACATAGTTCAAATGAGTCAAAATCTGTAGCGCTTGATATGTTTAACATAAGCATGAATAGAATAAAGATTTACAACTCTAATTCAGCTTGGACAAATATATATACTAAAAATCATTATGCTTCGCTAGATTTAAATAGAGAGATTTCTGGAAATACTGAAACTACAACATTAGTCAATGGTGCAGTGAATTATATCATAGAAAATTCGAACAATTTAATTTATAGTAACAACAATAATAATAATACTGTTTATAAATATATTCCACTACAATTTAAAGTAATAGACACGAGAGAAGCTAATAGTGGAAACGCTATTTTTAATATAGTAAATGGAAAATTAAGAGTTCCGGATGTAAGTGGAATATATGAAATTAATGCAACTGTTAGTATGAAATATTTAAATAGAATTCCTGGTGATGTGGAACCAAACAATTATAGTTTTGGATTATATAACTCTAGTTCAACTACTATAATACAATCATATGTTGAACATATAAATAATATATTAACATTTGATAATAGCTTTAACTATTCAAGTATATCATTAAACTATATTGGACCATTATTTAATAATTCAGATGGATTTATATTTTTAATATCAAGCGCTAAAGATATAAACTATTTAGTAATTCATAAATTTAGTGGTTCTATTAAATTATTGAATTCTTGAATTATTAAACAATATTAAAGACAATTAAACAATTCTTAGTTGTGTTAACTATTGTTTTGATTAGTAGTCTATTAATTTTATAGCATTATTTTTATTAGTTAATTAACCCTAATACTTGTATTCTTGTTAAAAATAAAAATTATCGCCATTGTGGACCTTCAAACCACGCTGCTAAACTATATCTTATTCCAGAGGTAACAGGCTTTGCTTGATGATAAATAAACGAAGGAAAAAATAAAACTGTTCCTTGTTGCTTAATATGCTCTGGATTTGGATATTCATCACAATCAAAAAAATTAAACTCGCCTCCTAAGTATGTATCTGGGTTTGAAAGTTGTACAATCGCAGTGAGTTTTCTATGTGTTGTCTTGTTATTAATCCAAAACACATCTTGATGTCTTTTATATTCTGCATTTATATTACCATCATACTTGGCTAATTGAATATGAGTAAGATTATCTACATGAAATCCGAACCATTCTTTGTTTGCCTCTCTTTCAAGTTTCCATAATTCTTCATACAGTTGTGGAAAATCTTTAGGATATATCCATGCAACATCGCTTGTTCTTATATTCGTATTTACCTCATCTCCATTTATACCTATAGTTCCTTTTTGGAAAGTTAGATTCTTTGATTTTTCTAAAATTGAATTGCAATAATCTGGAGAAAAATGAGACTTATAATAACACCACTCACCTTTCATTTATATATAAGCATATTGTTATGTATTTTTTAATATATTTTATTTTTAATATATTTTATTTTTATAGATACCAGTTAATGCAGTTATACTTGTAACAACTTTGTTAAGTCAATACACTGCTATTTTTTTACTTCTTATATTATGGTTTATTTTCTAATGCTTCTATTCTTGTCATTAAACTATTTATAATTGATTGTTGTTCTATGAGAGATGTTTGAAGACTTGATATACTTATTTCTTGAACTTTTACTTTTTGATGTAATTCTTTTATAGCTGCAAGCCCGTATACAAAAATTGAGTTGTAATTAACACAATACATTTCTGGTTTTAAATTATTACTTGAATCATAAGTATCGCCACCGCTTACAACAAAACTTAAATCACTTATTTGTAATAATTCTTGAGCAATTAAACCTGCTTCGTAATCCCAAGTAAGACCACTTAAATCTCCGTTAAAATTAGCATCCAACATTTGCATAGTTTTTTGATAAAACTTTGGACAAAGTTGGTCAATAATGTCTAATCCATTATGAATAACAATTTCATTATGTTTTATACGGTCATCTGAACCTGTTCGTGTTCCATTTACATTAAGATAAACGGTAAATACTTCATACCATCTATTAGTAGTAGCACCAATGGTCTGATTCAGAAATGCCGTGTTAAGAGCTGGTACTAAACTACCACCCGTCACTGAAATACCGCCTTGAGCATTATGAGACCCATAATTTGTAAAACCGTTAGTAATCACACTAAAACTATTTTCAATAGTTTTACTATAAACAAAATTAAACCTGTAATTATCACTTCCTAAATTATAGGTAGTAGTTGATGCAGGTAGTATATTACTACTGACTGTTCCACCAAAAGTTCCTGCTGGTCCGTATGGTCCTGGTGGTCCTATATTTCCAGTATCTCCTTTTGGTCCTGCTCCTCCTGGTGGTCCATCTGGTCCTGGTGGTCCGTCTAGTCCTCTTGGTCCTGCTCCTCCTGGTGGTCCATCTGGTCCTCTTGGTCCGTCTGGTCCTCTTGGTCCGTCTAGTCCTCTTGGTCCATCTGGTCCTCTTGGTCCGTCTAGTCCTCTTGGTCCATCTGGTCCTCTTGGTCCGTCTGGTCCTATTGGTCCTTGTATTCCTTGTATTCCAGTTGTCACAATTGTCCAACCATTAAGTGTTCCAGTACCACCTATAGATTCGGCAGTCATTTTCAATAAAAATCCGCTATATTCGGTAATAGGACCTACAAAATAGTTTGTTGGAGCACTTGTTTTAAATATGCGAACATATGTTCCTACAACAAATGCATTAGTTCCTAGACTCTGGTTAACTGTAAACTCTTTATTTGTACCTGTCGAGATTGTAATACTTGTATTAGATGTTAATCCAGAAAATCCCAGAGGCGGAACTAAACCATTTATTCTATTTACACTTAAGTCATCTACAAATACGTTCCTCCACCTCTTTAATGAAGAACCTAAATTAGAGCGAGTATCAAGTAAAGGTATTATATTTCCTGAAACATCAATATTGCTAACGCTTACATCACGTATATATGCATTTCCCCAAGATTTAAGCGTAGTGCCTAAACTAGCTGTATTAGCAATTAATGGATTTAAATTATTGCTTACATCAATATTGCTAACGCTTACATCACGTATATATGCATTGCTCCACATCTTTAATGAAGAACCTAAATTAGACCTAGCGTCAATTAAAGGTATTATATTTCCTGAAACATCAATATTGCTAACGCTTATATTACCAGTAAAATTAGGGTCAAATATAAGTGATAACAAACTTAGTATATCTTTAAGAGAAACAGAATTATTAATCGGTTCCATAAAAATGAAATCATTAGCTCTTACTCTTCCTCCCCTAATATCTATAGCTTCATCAGGATTTAAAGTATTTATGCCTATTCTATTATTTGAGGAGTCAATACATATTAAATTAGCAGGGTCAGGACTATAGCTATAACTACTCGAAACACTATTAATAGTGCTAATTATTTTATTATAATCAGAACTAGGCATATATTTTATATATTTTAAATATATAAAATATATAATTTCTAAACAAATATTGCACAAATATTAAACAAATTTTATATATATTTTAGAAATAATTATTTTCTTTAATTATAATATAAATAAAGAAGATGACCAAAAAATTTATGAAAGCTGGCGACGGTATGTATCATATTCACGGACACAAATATCCTATGTTAATAGGTTCGCGCGCTCAAATTTGGCATGGTACAGCTTACAAAACAAAAGGAGGGCTAACTAAATCGGATTTATTAATGAATAAACGAGGCCACGTTGTTTCAAAGAAACTATATAATCGCGCAAAAAGAGAGAAACGTTTAGAAAAAGCGGGCTATTTTACAAAAAAAGGTAAATTCGGCTGGGTAAGAAGAGATGGCTCTAAAAAAAGTGCTACAAAGCGAAGAGGCAGAAAAGCCCGTGGCACAAGAAGACGGAAAATGTAAGGTTGCCAAATTAGGCAAGTGGTAAGGTTGCCAAATTAGGCAAGTTGCTTAATATATAAATTAACACTATTTAAAAAAATAGCATTAATATAATTATAGTTTGATGTATTGATTTCGAACTATGACTATTTATAATATGATTAGTTCATTATTAAGTCTCTCAAGTTATTTAATAAATTATTAAATAAGACATTAATAGGTTAAGGGATTAATTAATATAATTTTTTTATATATTAATTAATTATTTGTTTGGTCTTATATATTATAATATGTGTTATTATAATATACGCTAATATATGGCAAAAAAAAACGTTATGCATAGATTTAAGAGTTATAATACTATTAAACTAGTAATATTAATATTATTATTAGTGTTACCACTAATTGGTATATTGGTTTATAAAAATAGCCTATTTGAGGGTATGACAATAACTATTAATGGTTGTCCTAATGGTTCTGCTACAATAAGCAATAGTAATGACAATAATAGCAATACTGACAACACAAATTCAAATTCAAATTCAAATACAGAAGAAATATATACACCACCGCCCCCTGAATCGGTTGCTGACCCAACTCCTATACCTGCGCCTGCTTCATCAGTTGCTGATAATGCATCTTCAAATGTAGATAGCCCTACTTCTACTTCTACTTCTACTTCTACTTCTACTTCTACTTCTACTTCTACTGCTACTTCTAATGCAGACGCTATATCAAATAGAGCATCAGGTTATTCAAATGCATTTACAGACCCTTTAAGACAAACACAAACACAAACAACAACAAGATAAAACACTTTATTTATAACTAAATTAATTATTACTTATAAAAAATAATAATACAACCAATATATTATATTTTAAATTTTTACTTAAAGATTTAATCAGTTTTTAAACTAAATAAAATATATGTTATCAAACGAATACATTAGTAATAATAATAATAAATTAACAATAAAAACCGTTCAAATTGCACCATTTCGCATATTAATGGCAGCATTGAAAGATATTTTATTGGAAACAAACATAGTATTTACAAAACAAGGAATAAAAATAATCAATATGGATAAGACGCACACAATTTTGGTGCATTTGTTTTTAAAAGCGGAAAATTTTGAATTTTTTGAATGTAAAGAAGAAAAAATAATAGTTGGTGTTAATATTCTCCATTTATTCAAATTAATTACAACAATAGATAACGATGACACATTAACTATTTATATTGAAAATGATGATTACAATGAAGGTATTGTAACCGAGTTAGGATTAAAATTTGAAAACGGAACAATAAAACAATCAAAAATTCAAAAGTTAAAGCTAATAGAACCAGAACAAGATGAATTAGAAATACCAGATGTAAAATTTTCATCTGTTATTAATATGCCTTCAAACGACTTCCAAAAAATAATTAGAGATTTAGCAAATATTTCAGAAAAAATAGAAATAAAATCGGTCGAAGACGAATTAATATTTAAATGCTCTGGACAATTTGCTAAAGCTGAAATTAGAAGAAGTGAAAACAACGCTAATATGCAAATATTAAACAAGCAACATAATAAAATTATACAAGGCGAATATTCTCTCAAAAATCTACTATACTTTATTAAATGCACCAATTTATGTAATCAAATAGAAATTTATTTGGAAAACAATAGGCCTCTTATTGTAAAATACAATGTTGCTTCACTAGGCGAAATTAAGATGTGCTTATCATCATTGCCTAGTTCCAATAATTAGTTAAGTAATTAGTTAAGTAATTAATTAATAACCTAGCTATTTATGCTGCTTAAATACGCAAATTTGTTCTTCAATGGCAAATATACTATGAATAGAAAATGGGTCTTTATTGGATGATGAGTCAAAATTGTCAAAACAATCCTTTTGTTTCATCCATATTTTTATTATGCAGAAATTCTTCTTAGGACTAATAGATATTCCATTTATATTAGTGTTTATATTTTCATCATCTATTAAAGTATTACCCACAATCTTATATAATAAAATTTTAAAAATAGCAACAATATTATTATTGCTTATTTTATATGAAAAACACCCACCCTCAATATTGTCTTCTGTTTCCCATAAAGGTAGTATGGCGTCTTTCATAAAAAAGACCATTGTTTTTTTTATAATAGACTCGTGCAAATTTTCAATAAATAATGTTATTTCTTTTAAATAAGAAAATTTGGCAATGTGTTTATAACTTTCGAGAGTCCATTCATTATCATTTTGATAATGTATCCAACAACTCCAATCATTATTCAGTTTATTCATAAGTATATTAATTATAAATAAAATGTTTTTAAAATGTTTTAATTAAACTAATAATAGAAAAATAATAGAAAAATAATAAAAAAAATAATAAAGGCCCATTCACTATCAAAATCAAAATTAAAACCAAAATCAAAATAATTGTAAGGTAATATGTAGCTAATACAGCTAGTATTTACCATATTCATAAATATATTAATAATAAAATTCTTATTTTTAATATATTCTTATTTTTAATATATTTTAATATATTAAAATAAAATGATTAGTTAGTTGTATTTATTTACAGGTGCGCAAACTCCTGCAGTATTTCTTATTTTTCCAGGAGGACAAATTTCATAACAAACTAGTCCTGTTTTTGATTTATATGTTAAAGGTGTTTCATTTATAGGACACGGCCTATCTTCTGCATATTTACTTAATGATGATATAATATTTTCTGCTTTATGTGTATCGTAACTTGTTAAATCTGTGTCGTCATATTTCAGTTTATAATCAGTTGTTTTTCCAGCATCGCTAGAGTTATTCCATGCATTTTGTTCGGCAGCTGACAACTTATTCCAATTTGTTTCTAATGCAGCATTAATTTTAATAGAAGTAACTTGCGGGTCTTTAGCTTCTAAATCGCGTTTAACACTTTCATATTTATTGCGCTTAAATAAGTCATAACCATCTACTTTATATTCATTATCATATTTGGCATAATAGCTTTTATATTTATTAGGCTTATTAGGATTAGTAGTTGTAGCACTAGTTGTAGCACTAGTTATTCCAGCTATACTAACTGTTGGCAAAGCATAATTTATAGAACTTGGTCTAGAGCTAATATAATCATTGTATAATATATTATCTTGCGCTAAACTTTTTGCAAAGATTGTATGATATAATTGAGAATTAACTAGTTGCTTAGCAAATGAAAATTCGCTAAAATAGTTTAATACTTTATCAACAATAAAGTATTTTGCAGGATTATTAGATAAGTCATATACAGAGTCAGAATTTAAAGGTAATTTATAGACTTCGTCAATATTATCATATAGCTTATGACGTAATTTATCTCTATCTATTCGCTCTTCGTTTTTATATTGATCGTATTCGTAAGCATATTTTTGCTGATTTAATAGCTCCGAACCTTTTAATTCAATGTCATTATTTGAGCCATCGCTAGCATTACGTATGTTGGATTTTAAATCTTTAGATTTAGGGTCAAGACCGAAAACATGTAATAATAGTGTAGATATAATTGTCATCATAATAATAGGTATAAAAACAAAAATCCATGCAATAACAACAAATCCTAGATCGCACAATATATTGATTATTAATGTAAATATTAGCATAAATATAAATTTTAAAAAAGCCTCATTGATTTTATTGCTATAAATATCTATAAATATTTGAATTAATGAAAATCCTATATATATTAAAGCAGGGGCACAAATGCTTGATAAAAACATTAATATTATATTATATATTATATTATATAATATAACTATTGTATTAATTAGTTATTGGTTTTTTTGTAATAGTTGAATAATTGAATTATTCTTTTCATTCATAATTTTATAAACTTCTAATTGCGACTCTAAACCACTAATAATCTTATCTTTATCTTCTAACATTTTTGCAAAATGCTGTAACTGTTCTTGTTGCTTTTGAATTATTTGAACTATTTGCTCATTGTTTAACACTATTTGTTGCCCGTTTTGATTTAACACAATTTGACCTTGTCCGCCGCTTTGCTGCATTGCCATACTTTTACGCTCTTCCTCAATTTCTTTAATTTGCTTTAATACGTCAGGCTTGTTTGACGGGTCACCTGGTTTATAATTTTGTAATAGTCCATCTATTTTCTCCATATAAAAATGCCGCATAGCCTCATCTTTAACAAATTCATCTACGGTTCTTGGTGATGTTTTTTGATAATCGTTTTCTCCTTGCTCTAATAATTTTTTCTTATCAAATGTATTGTGAATATGCGAAAATACTAAAATGGTTTTCTTCGGCTCTAATTGAACAAAAGGAACACTGTAATTCTTCAAAAATGCTTTTTCTTCTGCTAAAGCAGCGTGGTCTTCATATCTGTGGTCTTTTAATAATTCACGCTTGAAAGCAAATGTCCCAGCCGTTGCATGATTTGGACCATAAGGACCAAATTGATACATTTTTTGAATATGCTTGAACCAAATATATATTTCACTGGCACCAGCGCATAGTGCAGAAGGATGAGTCATTAACATATTCACTGCGTGAGAAACACGCTCAGGAGGATAATAATCATCGTCATCCATATATACGATTATATCGCCTTTAGACTTATCGTGCATAATATTTCTTTTTTTACCTAAAGGCATTTTTCCGTCATAGTCATAATATTTCACTTGCGGAATACCTTCTACTAGGTCCTTTATTTTATCTGTTCCATCATCAATAATAATCCACTCCATTTTATCTTTTGGATAGTTTTGATGCATAAAACATTTAATAGTATACTCCCAAAAAGGACGCCTATTAAATGTAGGAGTACATATGCTTACAAATGGTAATTCTTTTTTATCTCCTGATTTTTTCTTTCCCATTTTTATAATATAATTATATGATTAACGATTTATATTTATATTATTATTTAATATATTAAATTTATTTTATTTTGTTTTATTTTGATTTTCTAATTAAGGTATATAAAATAATAAAAGCCATTAATCCGCCTAATATTCCACTTGTTATAGAATTCATTTTATTAATGGACGCGACTAATACTGTTACGCAAAATAATATTGTTAATAAATTGCCGTGACTTTTAATAATATCTAAAAATTCTACTGTATTAGATAATGGTATATAAAACATATTAAATAATAATGATAGTACCAAATAAATGAATGCACTAGCAGAACCAAACACACCTAAAGATAATGAAAACATTGCCACAATTATTAATGGAAGTATTAATAATATGTCAATTATTATGAATAATATTCTTTTACCCAATGGTCGCTTTTTATCGGTGAGAGAAAAAAACATTTTTCTAATATTGACCATTCTATAATAATTACGAGGAATATTGCATTGTATATAGTATTTTTCAAATACTAATGAAGGATACCACCATAATACAAATATTGCAGCCGCACAACTTAAAGAAAACATAATTGATGATACCATTATTAGAAAATATAATATGTAACCATTTGCTCCGTGTAATCCTGCTATACCTGTATATTTAGCAATAATATTGAACAATATTCCTGTTAAAAACAGAAACATAATATTGCTTATTAGTGCATTATGTTTTACAACTTGTTGATATTTTATAGAACATTTTTTCAATATATAGGAAAGAATTTGTCTAGTAAAAAGTGCCGTATAAAGAAAAAATAGCGCAAAAGCTCTAATTGGTATTCTTATTAATTCTAACTTAATACTGTCATTAGCATAATCTATTAAATTATACGGAAAAGGTTTTGTTTGTTTGCTTTCAACCTCGTGTAAAGTTATACATTTTGTTCCATTTGCAGTATATTCTGCGTATGTACTTATAAAACCGCTCTTTTCTGGTCCGCCACCGGTTAATGTGCTTTCGCCTGTGCCAGTGCCTTTATTACATTCTTGATATGGATAATTACATACTACACTAGGAAACATATAGTCAATAACGCTCAATCTTTTCCTATTTGCACAAGTGGATTTATAATAAATACAGTCTTTACATTCGCCATATTTTAAGATGAATTCGTAACACCCACCAACAATTGCAGTTAGAATTAATATAACAGCACTAGCAATAATTATAGTAATAAAATCGGTTATTACTAAAGTTCTTTGTCTAATTGGTGCCGAATGACATATTGAGCGCTGATTTTCTCCACTTGCGTCTGTTATATCTATGCCTATATCATAATATTTTCCTGCAATATTTGTAATGCCTTTAGATTCTAACATACTATCGCACGTGTCATTTGAAGTATCAACAACACAACAGCCATTTGGAGACTCATCCTTATTTTCTGTAAAACTAAATGTAGCGGCATTACATTTAGGAAGTAATACAGTTCCATCTATAACATAATTACTGTTTGCAAAGTTATTACATATATCTGTTTTTGCAGGACACGTTCCTTGTGTTTTTTTTAACTTACCAAATATAGAATCACCTGAATATATTGGATAATCAAATAAAGTCATAATTTAATATGTTATATTATTATAACATATTATAATATTTAGAAAACATTTAAACACAATTCAAATTAAATAGTTAGTAAATAAATAGCATTATCATGGGTGATAATATTTATATGTATAAATTTGATAGTATGGATAAATATCTCGATTTTAGAGATGTATTAATTCTTCCTAAAAAATCGAAATTAAACAGTAGAAAAGATGTTGTTTTGGAAAGAACAATTGTTTTTCAAAATGGAGTAACGTGGACGGGAATACCTATTATTGCTGCAAATATGACAACTATTGGAACATTGGAATTATATAAAGTATTAAGCACTTATAAAATTATTACTGCTCTTCATAAATTTCATAAATTACAAGATTTGCTAGATTATAATAAAGAAAATAGTGAGTCTAAGCTAAATCCTGATTATTTTATGATTTCAACGGGAATAGGTGATGACGATTATAACAATTTAACATTTATTTTAGATAATTTCGAGTGTAAATTCATTTGTGTTGATATAGCAAATGGTTACATTTCTAAATTTAATGATTTTTGTAAAATATTAAGGAGTGAGTATCCTGAAAAGATTATTATAGCGGGTAATGTATGCACAAGCGAGGGAGTAGAGTTATTAAATGCATTAGAAATTGACATTGTTAAAGTTGGTATCGGTGGAGGGAGTGCATGCACTACACGAATTCAAACAGGAATAGGGATGCCACAGCTAAGCTGTATTTTAGAATGCGTACAAGAGTGCGCTGAGTATAATCGCGTTAATTTTGACATATGCTATGAATATGATCAAAATAAACATAACAAGTCTTATGTTTTGAGTGATGGTGGCATTACTTGTCCGGGTGATTTAGCAAAAGCATTTGGAGCTGGTGCTGATTTTGTAATGATTGGCGGAGCATTTGCAGGGCACGATGAAAATCCGGGACAAATTGTTTGCGATGAAAAAACGGGAGCTAAGCATAAACTGTTTTATGGTATGAGCTCGACTTATGCAATGAAAAATAATTATGCAGCAAATAATAATAGTGATTATAGGAGCTCTGAAGGGCGAGAACTCAAAGTTGCTTATAAAGGTCCATTAAAAAATACTATTGAAAATTATTTAGGGGGATTAAGAAGTGCATGCACTTATACAAATAGCGCTAATTTAGAAGAATTGGCGCTCAATACCAAATTTATTATTGTTAATAATCAATATAATTCACATTTATTATAATATTATAAATATAAAATGTTATATTTCGTATATAAAATGTTATATTTAGTATATAATATTTTGTATATATAATATTATATGGCATCATTTAAAGAATTTGAGGAACGTGATATTATATATAGAACTGAATTGGATAACCCTAGAAATAATGATGATGTATTAGCTGAAGAAAGAGATAAACTTACTGCCTCTATAGGAGAGGATCGCTTAGTTTACATAGACGGACAACCAGTAATGAATCCAGAGCGCAAACCACCAACATTGACTAGGCAATTATCTGAAATTGCGGTAACCAATCTATATATAGATTCACGTCACATAAATACTCAAGATAGTGAATCGCGTATTATAACATCCATAGCTACTATAAATAAGTATTTGGAAAGGTTTGGTCTCAAATGGGATATTACATTTGAAACTATTTATGATAAGTTAAGAAAAAATGGACAATACCTTGGAAATACATTATATGGTATTTGGCGTTTAGACGCTGGTGCAAAGTTAGTCATGTTAGAATCATTAGGTCAGGACAAAGATGAAGAAGGCTCAGAAACTTTAATTATAGATTATTCTAATTTAAAATATAGATTACTAGATTGTAAACCGTCCAAGAGTGCTGATGGTGAGTTTGCTAAAGAACTACAAAAATGGATAAATAAAAAAATGGAGAGATGTAAGAGAATTATAATTAGCATTCAAGAGAACGATAAAAATAACACAACATTTATACAGTTTAAAGATGAGTTAAAAAAGATATATGGTACTATGAATGTTATTATAATAATAGGTTCTAATGCTTCATCATATGATGATCTCAATATTGCTTACATTGTTACAAATTTATTACCTAAATCTACAAAATACATTATATCTAGCGATAAATTTAGAGATATTCATAAAATTAATCCTGATGGTACAACATCTCCTATATTTGTAAGCAGTGGTAAATTGATAATGTTTCCGGTAGAATTTAATTTTTGTGAAGAAGGCACAATAGAAGGCACAATAGAAGGCACACATAAAAGATATAGGAGCTATAGGAGCTATAACGGAGGAACCAATAAAAATAAAAAGTTATTACTAAATAAATATAGTAAAAAAATTAAATATACTAGAAAAGTTAAAAAATTACATAAAAAAGTAAAAACATCACATAAGAAACATAAAACAACTATAAAAGCACATAGAAAATATAGTAAAAAGTATAAAAAACATAGAACATATAAAAGTAAAAGACTATAAAATCTTATTTAGAATAAAAAATTTAAATAATATTATAGTTTATAGTTTATAGTTTATAAAAATTTTATAAATAATATTAGTATATACTAATATATATTAATATTATTATGAAAATTAGTAATAAATATAGAAATTTATTCAAAATGGCGGTATTACTATTTATAATAGTGTCATCTAGTTATGTATTATTTGTGACAACTAGTGAAAATAAAAGGAGAGAAAACCTAGCTAATAATAACAAAGATTGTTCTAATTGCACGATTAAACCGGACTCTGGAAACTGTGTTCCAATATATGATATAAGTTACAGTTATAGTCTAATCCCCAATAGTGTAAATAAATATAGATTAGACATTTGCAATATTATTACATCTAATGTTTTTTGTCAATGGGAGTCGCAATGTATATTTGACAACATAGCATCACAAAATGAACGTGGTTTGCTAGCAAACAGCAGTATTAACCAAAGTATTTATGATGTCACTTGTTGCTCTGGAAGTTCATTTTACAATAATAATGATATAAATTTTAATTATAGTGGTGTTAAAGACAACACTAGCAATATAACAGATTGCGCAAACATAAAAAATATTATTAAACAAAGCATTAGCGGTTCCATAGACCTAAGTTACGATCAGCAAATTTTCAATGCAACTAATAACATATGTAATACTTTAGAACCAACCGGGCGCTTATTTAACAAAAGAGGTATGTTATTTTCTAAAACTGAAAGCAAAACCAACATTTTTAGTGACCCAAAAACTATGCCTAATGACATATTAATTTTTATTTCAACAAGTAATATTAGAAATGAAATTAATGCAATTATAAGTGGGTCGCGCTCTCCTAATATACAGCCCGGTTCTCTTAATGGGTTTAATGAAGTAGCCTTAAATAATATTATAACACAACTTACACAACTGAACGATGCTTTAGTCTTAAAAGCGAGAACTGAGAATTTACAAAGACAATTAAAAAGGTCTGATCTAACAGCGGAGCAAAAATCTAGTTTTAACTCTATGTTAAATAGCCTGCAAGCAGTTTATCGTGTTGCTCTTCCTAATGCCTTATTACAAGAACGCAAGGATTATAGCTATAAACTATTAAATAAAAACAATAGTCTTTTTAATTTAGCAAATCCTAATCAATATTTATTGAATTCGGACCAATTTTTTAATTGTATGGGTGAAATAAAACAGGACTCCAGTGGTTCATTTACTAGCGCACAATTAACCGATTTTAGTGTTAATGATTATTTTGGAACAGCAGGGAGACCTGTAACACAAGGAGGTCTAGGAGAAGCCCCTTATAGTGCATTAGGTTCTATACCATCTAACTCGTATCCAAGCAATACTGATTTGGAAATGGAATTGAAAAGATTAGAAACTATTCCTTCGTCTGGAAGTGCCCCAGTGAGTGTTATAAGCAGTTATTTGAATACTATAAATGGTTTCTATGAAAAACAAATAGCTAATTCAACAGGACCACGAGAACATAGTTATAACCAAGAATTAGTATTTGATAATAATAGCCTCGAAACAAAAGAATCTACTTTTTTCACCTATAATAAAGATGAAAATAATGTTTATGATTGTAAGCCAAGTATTACAGGTAACTCTAAATTTGACTATTGTGGTCCTGAAGCATATTATGAGACTCCAACGTTTTAATAGTTTCTAAATTTATATAATATTTTTATACTAATTTTAAATTATAAAAATATTTCTAAATAGTTTCTAAATAGTTTCATTTTGTATAAGTGTGAAATAATAGCGCAGCTGTTCCGCCTAATAATTGAGCAATTATAAAAGCAACAAATTTAGCTACGTCGATTTTATTAGATAACAACATCATAAAACTTACAGCAGGATTAAAATGGCCTCCTGACACTTTACCTCCAAAATAAATAACGGCTGCGAGCGTTAAACCAATAGCCAGTGCATCGCCTGTTTTTAATATTACTCCTAAGAAAATAAAAGTCCCTATAAATTCCGTAAATAATTGCAAAAGCATGGTTTATATAGTATATAAAAATATATTATATTTACCAATATTTACCAATATTTTTCCTAAAAATATTTACCAATATTTACCAATATTTTTCCTAAAAATATTTAAAAATATTATTTACCATAAATAAACGTGGCTCAAAATTTTCGCATTATAATAACCTTGTGATTTCTTTTTTTCTAAAGTAATAGCTGAACCGCGTTTTTTTGTTCCAGAATGCCTATTAAAATAGTTTTGCATACGTTTGCGATTATTATGATTTTTATGCGAATATAATTTTAGCGGAGTTCTATCTTTATATTGCTCATAATCCGAAGCTCCAAAATGTATTTTTCGTATTTTTTTGGTTGATTTATCTTGAACATATGCTGTGTATTTCTTGCCACTTATTTTACTCTTTTCAAATTTAATTAGTTTTTCTTTCATCGCTAATATATAGTAAATATATATAAAGACAATAAAATAAACTATATTTTATAGACCTATTTTATAGCACCGACTGCTATGCCTTTTACTATACCTATAAAATATTTACCTTGGCGCCTTACTAAGAAAGATAGAAAGCAGCAACTTAGACAACTTAAAAAATCGCGAAATGCTTATAAGAAACATATTTATATTACACGAAAAAAAGTTAAATCATATAAGTCGAAAAAATCGCAACATTTATTAAAAGCGCAAAAAATATATAAGTTAGCTACTATTAGTGTAAATGCAAATCTCTCTAAAAGAACGGGATGTTCTATAAATTCTCTTCGCAAAATCGTAAATAAGGGGCGCGGAGCCTATTTTTCATCAGGGTCCAGACCCAACCAAACTGCAGAAAGTTGGGGATTAGCCCGACTAGCTAGCTCAATTACTGGTGGAAAAGCGGCTGCAGTTGATTATAGCATATTAGAGCAAGGTTGCTCGAAAAACTCTAAGGCATTAAAATTAGCGCGCCAAGCCAAGAAAAAACACGGACACGGAACACGACGTGTGGCTAAACTTAAGTTATAAAAACTATATAAAAACTAGCTAGCTAGCAAACATTAGTCCCGCTAATCCGTTTTGAAAAACTAATACGTTATATTTCTCTTCAATAACATATAAATTGTAATAATATTTATAAATATTTGTGGGGTCTTTTGATGTTCCAATTACTACTTGTGTATCTGGGTCACATAGCGTTGTAAAAACCGCACTTGGGTCTAGTGGCGGATTACTATAATTATTGTATTCAAATTCGATTGTTTTGAAAAAATTGGTATTTAATGCTCCATTAGGTTGTTGCTTAAATGGGTCAGTTGATAATCCAAAATTATAACTATATAACCCCACTTTAGAACATATTCCATTAGATTTGCTATATTTTTCTAATTTACTAAATATTGCGCTGTCAAAATCCGTTTCTCTATATTTACCATCAAAAATTAGGGCAAAATTTTTCATTATTTCGCATTGATTGGTTTGGTCATTTAGCGACGGACTATTACCTGTAATATAAATATTTTTAGAAATGTCTCCAATAGCATAACTAAATTGCGGATTATAATATTTAAAGTTTTGGGCAATAGCAAATTTTTGCAAATCATTTGGAATTTTATTTTCATATACCCAGTTTGTATAATTAGACCATTCATTGCGCAAAGCAACATCGCTCCTTTGAAAATACCACATCCAATTTTTAATTAATCCGTTTGACTCTAACTTAATTTTATTAGACTTAATAACTCGCTCAAACTTATATTCGTAAATCTCTCGTATTAAATAATTTTGAGTATTTTTGGCAAAATGTGTTCGCTCTTCTTCAGCTAAAAAACATTGCGTACATATTAAATGAATAGAGCTGTTAATTTTAGTCGGTAAGTCTTTATAACTATCTACATTTGGCTGCAAATCACTTAGTGGAGGAGGATTAATAAATCTTTTAAATTGGTATTCGATTATATTTTGATTAGGCTGTATTTGAGGAAAATTGTTATATGGTATAGGATTTACTGCATTATTATACAATACATCTTTAATTGTAAATAACTCCATTATAGGTCGCAATGTAAAATTAATAACTAATTCGCTATATTGTAAGCAAATTAGTGGAAACGCCATAATTGAATTCATAGAAAACCACGAATTTATTGGTATATATAAATTATATTCATTAATCGATGGCTCAATCCCGCTTATATCAGAAGACGCGTTTTTATATACACTTGGATAGTTATTATTTCTATTATTATAATTTGCGGGGTCATTTAGTTCGCTAATATTACCTGTCATAATATCAAATAATGCTTTCTTGTGCGCGTCAAAATCACGCTCTACAATATTTTGTAAATAATGTCCGCTGAATTTTTGTATAGTTGCACCATTTACAGTTATATTGACTGATTCAATAATTTGACATCCAATATTTTTAATCCATTTAAATTCATAAGGCCTATAATCATTAGCATCATATTTTAATAATGGGCTCCATATTTTTGGCAATTTTACAACTAAATAAGTATCCATTAATAAATCGCCATAACGCTGCATTTTAAAACTATAACTGGATTTTTTGGTTACATCTAATTCCATTTGTCCGGTTTGGTCAATTCTAAATTTTTGTAGCCCAAAATTGGTATATTTATAATATGTGGACTTGAAAAAAGTCTTTGTGGGATTACCTGTTAAAATAATATTTTGATTTCCTAGCGCTATTAAATTTAATAGTCCTCCTGCCATATTATAATATATTAATAATAATTAATAATATATTATATTATTTATGTTATAATAACTATTTTTAAATTAAATTTAACATAATATAATATAATATTATTTTATAATAATATTTAATAATAATAAATAGTATATGTCTAATCCTACTCCTACTCCTAATCCTAATCCTGTTACTTCATTCAAAATGCCAAATATTAGTAGAGGACAATATTTCTATATAACATTGTCAATAGTAATATTTATAGTATTACTTTTATTTAGCTGGGTCGCTAATAGATTAAGTTTGAAAACCAGAAGTTGCAATAAATTAAATATATATTGGCCCACATTAACAAATACGACCTATTTTAATAGCCCCACTACTAACACCAGCGGGGCTACTACTAACACCAACGGGGCTACTGTAAAAACTGGTAGCGGGTTTGGGATTGATAGTTCACATAATAAATTAATAAATTATCACGTTAAAAGTGCTTATAATTGTTGCTGTGGTGATGGCTATAAAAATAACTTTGTTGCGCTTTGTGCTTTAGAAAAGTGTATTGCAAATGGTTGCAGATTTTTAGATTTTGAGATTTATTCATATAATAATGAGCCTATTATTGCAGCGTCAACTGCTAATAGTAATTATATTAAAGAAACTTATAATTCACTGTCATTAGAAGAAGTATTAATCACTATTAAAGAAAAGGCTTTTAATCTTACTTATACAAATTGCGCAAATGATCCATTAATATTAAATTTTAGAGTTATGAGCACTAACTTGGCTATGCTTAAAAAAATGGGCGATTTAATCGAAAAACATTTAGCTGACGCTGATGGGGTTTTTACACTTGAAACCAGAAAAGGACCGAATTTAATATTTATGGAAATGTCAGAATTGTATAGAAAAGTTATTATAATTTGTGAATTTAACCCATTGCCTAGTATTATTGATACTAATGCCGATTTAAGTAAATTGAAAGACTACATTAATTTGAAAGCCAAAGGATTATTTTGCAATACATTTAGATATAATCAAATTGCTTCTAAAAAAGGTTCCTTGTCATTTATAGAGTCCACAAAGACAAAATATACCATTGTATTACCAAATTTAGATAATTCAATAATAAACTTTGATCCTGCGCTATCTTTTGATACTGGATGCCAGGCTATATGTATGAAACACCAGAATATGGATAATAGCTTACTTGGATATAATGCGTTATTTAGAACAAAGCAAAACTATTGTTGGTTTAAAAAATCAAGAATAGAGTTATTAAATATAGATATACCAAGTGTTCCCGACACAACCAATTTAGGTGTAAATCCTAGTTATTAGCGCGCTATTTTTCATATAATTAGGTTACATTACATTACATTACATATTATTATAATATTACTAGTATATAATATAATAGTTATGAAAGAAACATTTGAAGAAAAAGAATTACAAATATTGAGAAAGGCAATAGATAATGCTACTTCAATTAGTGGTCGAAAACTTGTTCAATCGGATGCAGTAAAAAAAATTATAGAAATTCTAGAAAACTTCTTAAGAACGCATAAAACGCTATGTTACGGTGGAACAGCCATAAATAACATATTACCAGAGCAATATAGATTCTATAACAAAGATATTGAAATACCAGATTATGATTTTTTTTCACCTCTAGCTATGGAATATGCGAGAGATTTAGCAAATATTTATTATAAAGCTGGCTACGAAGAAGTTGAAGCAAAGTCAGGTGTTCATACAGGAACATATAAAGTGTATGTGAATTTTATTCCAATAGCAGACATCACGTATATGGAAAATAATTTATTTAAAAATATATACCAAAAAGCAATAAAGATAAATGCTATAACTTATTGCCCGCCTAATTTTTTACGAATGGCTATGTACCAAGAGCTCTCTCGGCCTATGGGTGACGTTTCGAGGTGGGAGAAAGTTCTTAAGCGTATTATATTATTAAATAAACATTTTCCGTTAATAGGACAATCTTGCAAAAATCTAGATTTTCAAAGGCACTATGAAGGCAGTGACAATAAACAGGGAGAGATTTATGAGATTACTAAAGATTGCTTCGTAAATCAAGGACTTGTTTTTTTTGGCGGTTTTGCTAGTGCTTTATATAGTAAACATATGCCATATAAAGAACGCATACAAATTTCTAAAATTCCGGATTTTGATGTTTTAAGCGATAACCCGGAGGCAAGTGCTAGAATATTAAAAGAGCAATTGAATTATGAGGGTTTTAAAAATGTTACAATTAATAAAAAACAGCCAATAGGTGAATATGTTGCCGTTCATTATGAAATTGTAGTAAATAAAGATGTAATCGCATTTATTTATAAATCAACTGCGTGTCATAACTACAATGTTATAGTCATTAACGGTCAAAAAATAAAAGTAGCAACAATAGATACAATACTGAGTTTCTATTTAATATTTATATACGCTAATAGGCCGTATTATGATGAAAATAGATTATTATGTATTGCTGAGTATTTATTCAAAGTTCAACTAAATAATCGCTTGCAACAAAAAGGGTTATTGCGCAGGTTTAGTGTTTTGTGTTACGGCAAGCAACAAACATTGGAAGATATGAGAGAAGAAAAGTCTAAAATTTATTCGCAAGTTAAAGAAAATATAATCTCTCGAGATTCTAAATTATATAACCTAAATTTCTTTAGATATATACCGAAAGAAGTATATGATAGTTCAAATAATAAACTAGAAAAATCAAGGTCATCAAAGAAGACCAAAGCTAAGTCTAAGAGACGACCTACTAAGTCTAAGAGACGACCTGCTAAGTCAAAGAGACGACCTGCTAAGTCAAAGAGACGACCTGCTAAGTCAAAGAGACGACCTGCTAAGTCAAAGAGACGACCTGCTAAGACTAAGAAAAATAAGAAAAAATATAATATAGCTTATTATTAAATAATTAATACTTCAAGACTCTTAATTTCAATGTTTTATTTTTAACATTATTATATATTGCACTTTTATGCTTGTTAAAACTAGCTTTTTTTCGCTTGTTAAAACTAGCTTTTTTTCGCTTGTTAAAACTAGCTTTAACAATTTTAAAAAATGGTTCTAACAGTTCTCCATTATTTACTTCAGGGTGCCCTTGAAAACCATAAAAAGGATAGCTATTATGTTTTACTATATCAATAAAGCCCTTATTATTTTTATCTAAGCTAGTAGCCATTATTTTATAATCGCCTATATTAGTTTTAGGGTCAATAGCTAACAAATTATTATGTATTATTTTCTTGGTCTTATGTAACCGCTTATTTCTATATTTTTTACTAAATAGCGGAGCATTATAATTCTTATAACACTTTACGTTTATAAACGTCTTCTTTATATGGTTTTTGGTTATATTATAATTGCGTTCTATTAAAATCATATTTTCGTAACCATTACAAATCCCTAAAATGGGGAATGGTCGTGTTACTGCGTTTATATGTTGCGCTCGTAATACTAAAAATTTTTGCATTTTGAAATAGGCTTTGTAGAATTTATTATTATAAAAGTTGCCTGCTTGACCTCCTGGAAATATTAAACCGTCTAAATCATTAAGTAAATCATTTAATTTTGATTTATCAATAGTATACTGAATAATTATGTAATTTATATTTTTCTTTGCTAATAGTCTTAGCAAGGTCTTATCTAAGATTAATTCTCTCGAATCTTTATTGGTTAAATTAATATAAGGTGTTGCTAATATACCTAATGTAGGCATAGCTTCTAACATAGGCATAGCTTCTAACATATTATTTTATTATTTATATACATAACTATAAATAATAAATAAAGACTATAATAAAACAATATAAAAACAAGTGCTAAGTGTTTAACCAATTCGGGGGAAGCCGACCAAGTTAGCACCAATACCGAAACCAGCACCGCTTCTAGCACTTACTCCCATGCTAGGAATAAATGTGTCTAGTATAGAGAATGTCGCAGCAGCCATTAGCGCAATGATGGCAATTTCTTCCATTTTTAATGGTTTTTGTGGAATAACAAATGCAACAATCGCAACCATCAAACCTTCTACTAAATATTTAATAGCTCTTTTCACTATTTCTCCCATATTGAAATTCATTTTTGTTTATATTATTAAATAAGAAAAAAATATAATTTTTACTTAATTATTTTATATAATTAAAATTTTCACTAAATAGATTAATACAAATTTTCACTAAATAGTTTAATACTAAAAATATACTAATACTAAAAATATAATAAAATTATATTACTAAAAATAGTAAATATATTAATAAAAATAAATACTTAAAATTATATTAATAATACATTTATATATTATATGTCAACCAAAAAATCTTCTAAATCTAAATTAGTGGAGAAGTCAGAAACTAAAGAATATGTGGATTTATTAGATGAGGACAAACCTATTAGTGGGCAAAAATACGTATGCTTAAGTTTTATATCACCAGAAGACCATATAAAAAATAAAAACCTGTTTTATTTTGAGAAGTTCTTGGCTAATTTTGAATTTAGAAAAACATTTGAAAAATACACACAATTCTTAAATTTTTTATCTTATAAATACAATTTGGATTTTAATAAACTCACTAAAGATATGGAGGAATTTGTTGAAGAAGAAAAAGACAAGTTATTTTTAACAAGTCTTGATGATGAATATAAATCATTTTTAGATATTAAAGAAGAAGACTTGCAAAAAGAATATAATAACATGCATCAATACCAAACCAATACACGAGGTATTAAAGTGCGTGGTGTATTTGGTTCTCAAGAAGAGGCAGAATTGCGGTGCAAATTTTTGAGAGATGCCGACCCTAATCACGACGTATATGTTGGAGGAGTTGGAATATGGATGCCTTTCCACCCTGAAGCGTATAAAACTGGTCGTGTTGAATATTTGGAGAAAGATTTAAATGAACTAATGGCGCAAAAAAAGAAAAATGATGAAATTTCTAAAGAACAATTTAAAGAGCGCGTAAAAGAAAGCAAGAAAAAGGCTATTCAGGAAAATATTGCTAAAGCTCAAAAAGAAGGAAATAAATTAATGCAAACTATTGACGAAGAAGGAAACCTTATAAATGCGGATAGAATGGATATTCCTGGAAAGAATTTACTGTTTGGAGATGGAGATGGTGATGATGTGTCGACTGCTGATTTACGTAAAGAATTATTCGAGGCACAAGACGTTATTGTTGGAAAACAGGAAAATAATGACCACGGGCTTTCGCAAATCTTAGAGCGACAAAAAGAACTAGCTGCTAAAACAGAAGATGAACAAGAATGATAAAAATTTATTCTTAATTTAACATATTTTAACCTCCTAAAATATGTTATAAATATAAAAATAAAAAAATCCAAAGCTTAGGATTCTTCTAATGCTTCTATTCGCTGCGTTATATTTTTTAAAATAGCATTTTGCTCTTGCAAAGCTTTGATTAGCAATAAATCAAAACTGCTATAATTAACCACCTTATACTTAATCAATCTTCCTTCTTCTACATCTTTTGGACTTGGTTCTAATTCAGTTACCAAATTAGGAAACACGCTTTCTAATTCTTGCGCTAATACACCAATATATTTAGTATTTGGAGAACCCTTCATAGTATAATCAACCACTCTAACTTTTAGCAAATCTTCTAATTTAGGACCGCTAGTAACAATATTTTCTTTCAATCTGCTATCACTTAGCGCACCATACGAATTATTTATATTTCTTATAGTACCATCTCCGGTAATTTGAACCTTCAAATCTCTCGTTAATGTAACATCACTATAATATTCTTTCATAATTGCGCTACTTAGGTCAGATTCAAAATTTTTACGACTATAACCATCACTCCTATAAATATGATTAGATATATCTCTTGCTATGTCTAATGAATTAACAATAATATTGCCCATTACAAGTAAATTACCGCTAATTGTTGTCGTTGGCGCATTAATTGTTAATGTTTTATTTATTCCATATACAGTGTTATAAGTATTATTGCTTTGGATTAATGTTGTCCCGTCACCGGATAATGCGTGTATTCCTGCTTTAGAAGTTACGGTTTTACCACTAAGAACATTGCTTACTTGATTCCAATAATTATTAGCATATGCAAACACTCTTACGTAGCCTCTATTATTACTATTATTGTCCGAACCTATAGAAACAATTGAGCCATCGTTTGATATAGCTACACTGGCGCCGAATTCATCAGTACCTGATATTCCTACAAGGCTTTGACCTAATTGGGTCCAAGTTGTTTGATACCTATATACATACGCTTGACCAACATTAGTAATAGCAGGAATATTATATCCAGGAGCACCAACAACAATAGTATTTCCATTAGCAGATAATTTCAAAGATCTTCCAAAATATAAATAACTTATATCGGGTCCTTGAATAATACCTTTATTTTCCCAAGTTGTGCCCGTCCAAGTAAAAGTTTTCACTTGTCCAGCATTAATTATATTATTAGCATTATTAACATTTAAACATCCACTAGCAAGTGTTAGTCCATCTAATGATAAAGCAGTCGCATAGCCTTCATAAGTCCCAGGCTCACCTGCAATGGTTTGTCCTTGTTGTCTCCAATCACTTACACTAGAGCTAAAATCATATACTCTAACAGCTCCCGCATTAGTTCCATTTAAATTATCTTTCCACGCACCAATAGCAATCCTATTTCCATTTCCTGCTAAACTTATGCTGTATCCGCTTTCACTACCAAGTGTTTGTCCGTTAATAGCAAACCCTTTTTGTAGCCATTTATTAGTATTGCTACTTAACTCAAATAGCCTAACTTGTCCGCAGTTAATTCCTGATTCATCGCTAGCTATTGAACTGCCAGCAACAACTCTTCCATCACTTGATAAGGCTAAATCCCATCCAAATTGGTCATCGTTACTTAGGCCGACAATAATTTCACTGCTTAATCCAAGTTGGTTCCAAGTAGATGGCGCTTGATTATATGACAATTCATAAACATAAATTCGCCCTTTTGAAATGTCGATTTGATAAGAAGAAGACAACGCAACTACTTTTCCATCATTTGAAATTGCTATTTTTTTATTAGTTAATGGTGGTCCGTTAGGTGTTACTGTATTAGATTCATCAGACGCGGTTGAATCACCTACTTCATTTGTTGCTATTACTCTAAAAGTATAAGATATGTCGTTAGTTAATCCACTAATTGTTGCTGTTCTTGTTGAGCCATTTGCAGTCGTTACTTGAAAACTACCAGAACTACTTGTTACAGAATAACTTGTTACACTATAACTTGTTATTGGTCTACCGCCATCATTTATAGGAGCGATCCAATTTATAGTGGCTTCAACATTACGTGAGGTTGCTGTTACATTTCTGGGTGCTTCAGGTTCTCCAAAAGGTGTTGCATTTACTATAAAAGATGGAGGTGAATTACCCGCATTACTACTTATTGTAATTACTCTAAAATAATATGTTATACCATTAGTTAATGGAGATACTAATTTATAAGTTACTCCACTAGAAACTGTTGCAAAAGTAGCCCAAGTTGATAAATTTCCACTTATTTCAATTATATAATCAGTAATAGTACTGCCGTTACTTATTGCACTATTCCAACTTAAATCAACTTTAGAATTACCTGCAGTTGCTAATACACCAGTAGGTGCGCTTGGAGTAGTAAATGGTATTACTCCATTATATATAGCTGGTGTTTGTGAATTTCCTACAGCAGTTATTGCTACTAAACTAAAATCATAACTTTTATTAGTTAATTTAGTTACAGTTGCACTTAATGCCGTTAGAAAAGTTACTGTTCCTTCCGAATAATTATTTGTTATGGAATAACTTGATATTGGAGAACCACCATTAGATGATGGTGGATTCCAAGTTAGTGTAACTAGACCATTTCCTGGGATTGCACTTAAATCTCTAGGTTGCCCAGGAAAATCAAAGGTTGTTGTATCTGCTAGACTTGGGACACTAGGACCAGCAATATTTATTGCATATATTCTAAAATAATAACGTGTATTATTTCCTAATTCACTTACTCGGAAAGTATTTATTGAAGCATTAGTTGAAATATCACTACCCCAAGCATTAATACCATTATTACTTCTTTGAATTAAATAACTAAGAATATCTCTTCCACCGTTAAACAGTGGAGGACTCCAAGATAAATCTACCAAACGAACACCTGCGACAGCAGTAAAATTTATTGGTGTATTAGGTACAGTAAATGGTGTTGCACTAATATCTCCAGCTGGAGATATACCACCTTGTGCGTTAGTTGCAGTTACAGTAAAAGTATAAAGGGTACCATTAGTTAATCCTAAAGCGGTTGCGGTTGTTGTTCCAGGATTTAGTGGTACTGTTACTGTTACACCTGCATTAGTTCTTGTTACGTTATAGCCTGTTATTGATGAACCACCAATAGTTGCAGGTTCATTCCAACTTAAATCAACACTAGCACTTCTTGCAATTGCTCTTATATCTCTAGGAACACTAGGATTTGTGTATGGTATTGCTGTAACTGAACCAGACGGAGATATACCACCTTGTGCGTTAGTTGCTGTTACAGTAAAAGTATAAGAAGTACCATTATCTAAGTTTCTAATGGTTATAGTTCTTGTTGTTAAAGTTACTGTTCCAACTGTACTAGTTACATTATAGCTTGTTATTTCTGAACCACCAATAGTTTCAGGTACATTCCAAGTTACAGTAACTTGATTATTACCTGCACTTGCTGATACACCTGTAGGTGCGCTAGGATTTGTAAATGGTGTTGCTGTAACTGAATCAGATGAGGTAAAACCTGCTCCGTTAGTTGCTGTTATAGTAAAAGTATAAGGGGTACCATTAGCTAAGTTTGTAATTGTTACATTTCTTGTTTCAGAATCTACTGTTCCAACTGTTCCAACTGTTCCACCTGTACTGGTTACATTATAACCTGTTATTGCTATACCACCATCACTTGCAGGTACAATCCATGTTAAATAGACACTAGCATTACTTACAGTTGGTGTTATATTTATTGGTACACTTGGTGCAGTATATGGTGGTAGTGGTGTTACTGGAGTAGATGATCCAGATGGTGGTGAATCGCCTATATCATTTGTTGCTACTACTCTAAAAGTATAAGCAACACCATTAGTTAAGTTTGTAATTGTTACAGTTCTTGTTGAACCATTGCCAGTTGTTGCGGTTCGTCCTCCAGGACTACTTGTCACAGTATAATTTGTTATTGCTGAACCACCATCGCTTTGCGCAGTCCAATATACTGTAACTTGTTCATTACCTGGACTTGCTGTTACATCTATTGGTGCACTTGGAGTATTTACTACAGTCACATAAGCGGCAGCATTATTATGTTGTGTACTATTAATATCTGCCTGACCATCGTGCCATTTATTATCATACCATAGAAATTCTATGTAATTGTCAAAATAATCTGGTTGTTGTGAATTCCAATTAGTATAATTCCATTGATCTCCATTAATCCATTCCCATGTCGAAGGCCCTCCGTCATTTGTACCGAATACCTTTCTTTTTCCTCCTATCCATAAATGAAGGTAAGGATTCAATGCGTTTCGTAAATTTACAATTGTATTATTTTCTTCTTCACTTAAAATACTTGCTAAACTACGACCTGGAACAGAAGCAGCATTATCTCTATGCCATTGCCATGATTGGGGTGTTGTGTTCACTTCAAAAGTACGACGTTGTGCCATAAAATATTTTAAATAAATATATTATATATTATATTTATAAAAATATAATATAAATAGCATATTAATTTTACAACTTATATTCAAATATCTTGTCCAATTTGGTTCCATAAAATATTGTTAAATTTTTGACTATAATGACGTGTATTTATTGTTTCAATGCTAATAGTTGAACTATCTAAACTTGTTAATCTAATAGTAGAAAATGATATATCTATTTGTTCTTTTAACTTAGCATATGATGCATCAAATGTGCTCTTTAAAACGTATGATAAATCGAGCTTATTACTTAAAAAAATTAATGAGCTATCAATTATATTAGGATTAGAAACACTGCTTTTTACAATATAAGACGCGTCCAAATATGTTTTAAGTTCGCTAAATGAGGCGTCAAATGTTAGCGCATCAACATACGAATTGTCTATTATATAAGTTCTAAAAGAATTATATGAGACTTCAAAGTTAGAATATGTTATAAATGAATTATCTATTTGAGTTCGTGTGTAAACAACATTGTAAGAAGCCTCATTATTAGTTTTTAGTTGGCCAAACGACAAATCAAAATAATTATTTAGATTAGCGAGAGATGCATCAGTAATAGTTTTTAAAGCTATTAATGATACATCAAGAGCCACACTCTTATTTTCAACACTTAACTGACCACCGACAAAGTTCCAAGTTAATCCGTTATATTTTATTGATGCCACATTCCAAATATTTAATCCTGCATTATTGGTATTCAAATCATTTACATCTATTAAATTAGTGGCAATACTTAAAGTTATATCACTTATTTCAACAATAGATGAGGCAATAGTTGTGTTATTTCCGTAAACCATTAAATCGCCGTTAATAATTAGGGTTCCGCTAGCATTGTCGTGTCCTGACGGGTCAATAGTAAATAGGCTCGGTACTTTTAGCAGACTAGTAAGTAAGTGTCCGTTAATGCTTAGATCATTCAAAAAGGAGGTCTTGCGCACAACTAGTTCATTACTTATAGAAATATTTCTAGCGCTCAAGTCTAGCGTTAAAATTTTATTGCTACTTAACTCTTCTTTAACACTGTCTATATAATTCTTAATACTATTATATAATGTTACATAGCTTGTTCCCTTTACAATTAAATCATTGCTTATAGTTGTTGCTCCGCTAACACCTAAGATGTTTCTTATATAAACCGAATCATTAAAACTCGAGTCGCCTCCGCTCACATTAATGTATGTAAAATATGCATTACTCCTTCCAATGCTAGGATTTGAAATAGTAGGATTGTAGCCAATAGTTGTTGCTCTAATATAACCACCATTAATACTAGTGTTGTCATCAATGATTGCATTACTCCTTGCTTTATCTCTTACAAAAAGCGTATCAATATTCAATGTTTTACCCGTAATATTTATAATATTTGATAAATCTAGATTATCCAAAGTAAGACCATAATTAAAAGTAGTATTATTATTAAAATTAATGGGTTCATTGTTGGTCTTAAATTCTATATTGTTAGCAGATGATTCTATTATTAAATTATTAGATAGTTCTAATGAGGTAAGTTTATCACAAAAAAATCTATAAGATATGTGATTTACATTAAAATCGCTAGCCATATAATATAATTTAATATAGTTAAATAATATTATAATTTAAAATCTGTGCCATAAAAACTATTTTACGCATTTTCTTTAAGTTGTTTTTTCTTATCTTGTAATCTCTCCAATCTTAAAGCTAAATTATTGATTATTACTTGCTGTTCTTGTAGTGCTTTAATTAGCATAACATTAAAACAGCTATATTTAACCGATTTATATTTTGTTACAGCATTTGCATTTACATAGTCCTCTGAAACTAAGCTCGGAAATAGCTGTTCTAATTCTTGCGCCACAACGCCTATGTATTTTTTATGCGAGTTATTCTTTAAGTTATAATCAACTATTCTAACTTTTAGTAAATCTTCTAATTTGGGGCTAGCATCAATTATATTTTCTTTCAATCTACTATCACTAATGGCTCCTTTTCCTGTTTGATAATATAAACTCCCGTCCGCAAGAATATAGAAAACTTTTCCAAACTTTCCAAACTCTCCAAAATTATTAAATTTGCTATAATATTCCTCTATTATGGTCTCGGGATTAGAAGAAAGACGATAAATTGAACTATAACCATTATTACTAAAAGTAAAAGTATTAGAAATATTCAATGAATTACAAGAGGTGTCGCCACCAACTATTAGCTCGCCATTAATTAGCACGTGAGAAGTCAATGCTAATTTGGGTGTTTTTATAGTTTCAATAGTTATTGTTGATATATCAACATCACTAGCAGCAGCACTAGCAAATAAACTTATAATTTGCCCGCTTAAATCATTATATGAAAGTTCAACATTCTTTTTTAACACAAATGATAAATCCAGCCTATTATTTAGAGGACTAAATGACTCATCTACATAAGCTTTTGTAACATAATTCTGAACAATATTTTGTCCACTTATAGAAAATACTTGTTTTGTTACAAATGATAAATCTATATAATTTTTTAAATCATTAACTTTAGTATTTGAATAACTAATTGTTACATATGAGTTGTCAAGTTGGTTTATTGTATATAAGTTAGCAAATGAATTGTCTATATTACTTTTTAATAATGCAAAAGAAGAGTCATATTTTAATTTTGATGCTATTAATGAATTGGATATAGTTGTTTGCAAGTGAATGAGCGAAACATCTAGCCCAACGCTCATATTATTAACAAGTAAATCTCCACCGCTAACATTCCACATTGTCCCATCATAGTGCAAAGCAGCAATATAAGAAACGTCAAAACCTGCCGGATTATTCGACAAGTCGGCCCTATTTCTTAAATTGTTAGCTATTTTAATAGAAAACGCACTAATATCGATAATGGAAGACTTAATTGTTTTTTTGTTTCCACGCACTATTAAATTTCCATTAACAACTAATGAACCATTATTATTAAAAAACTCGGACGGATCTATAGTAAATTCGTGCGGAACTCTTAAAACGTCGCTTAATAATTGTCCGCTTATGTTTAAATCATTTGCATAATATTTATTTAGCACATACAATTCGTTGCTAATAGTTATATTGCTAGCACTTAAATCTCTCGCCTTTATTCTATTATTGCTAAATTCATTAATTATGCTACTGGTATAATCTTGAACAATGCTTAATTTGTCAAACATAGTAGCCAAAGAAATTCCATTTACGCTTAAATCGCTGGTTATGCTTGTATGTTCGTCTACAACAATATTTTTTTTAACATAAAGCGAATCATTAAAATGCGAGTTTGACCCAGCTACATCAATATATGAAAAATAGGCATCACGTCTTCCGCTAGAACCGCCCTTATCACCCACTATAATTGGATTGTATCCAATTTTTGTATTTTTAATATACCCGGCTACATTTGTATAGTCCATATTAGTATAAGATAACACCTTGTAAGAGGTACTAATATTTGAAGCAATATTTGATTGTTCTATAATATTATAACCACCTGTAACATTTATAATACCTTGAGGTTGCCCGCTTAAATTACTTTCTAATTTATATTTTAAATAATATTTTACTATTCCGGCACTAACGCGTTCATCTAATAGTGATAGCTTGTAATTAATTGTTAAACCTGACGTTGCATTGCTATTTCCTATATTTATATTTTCAGATACCATGCTTAAATCTCTCCACAGCTGAACAGTTATGCGTTCATTAGCAGCATAACAGCAAAATAATGTAATATTTAAATCTACTATAACAGCACTTGTATTATCTACTTCAATGTTATTGAACAACTGCCCGCTTAAATCTTGAATTTCAGCACTAGTAGTTAAAAAGCTAGTATTATTATTATTATTATTATTAATTAGTAAATTAGCATTACTTATGGGCACATTTCTTAGTAATATATTACTGGTTCCTATTGAATTTAAAGTGCTAAGATTAACAATACCCTGCTTTTGCGTGCTATTTTTCTCTAATTTATATTTTAAGTAATATTTTTTAGGTCCATTACTTAAGTTTGTGTCTAAATAGTTGAAACTATAAGGAATAGTCAAGCCGTCTGTTGTGTTAATTGTTCCTAGATTATTGCTTTGTGCAATCATACTTGCGTCTCTCCATACTTCAATATTTAACCGTTCATTAATACCATAACAACATAATAGATTAGCATTAATATTTACTTGCACATTACTATTAAACACATCAATAGTATTATAAAAAAGCGCACTCAAATCTTGTATTTCATTCAATGTTGTTACTAAATTAGAATTATCAAATATTATTTTATTGGAATGGTTAGTATTACTTGTGAGCTCTGTTAATATAATACTTGCGTATCCTGCTCTAGATGATTCTGTTGTTGTAATATTTATAATACCTTGACCTGAAAGTTCATAATTATTATTAGAACTAGTACTATTTTCTAATTTATATTTTATATAATATTTCTTGGTCCCTTCAGTTAAATTTTCGTCTAAATATGTCATATTATAAGGTATTGGCATACCTCCTGCAGCAATAACACTTCCTAAATCTTTGCTTTGCACAAGCATGCTTGCATCTCTCCATAATTCAACTGTTATTCGCTCGTTTAAAGCATTACTGCAATATAATGTAACATTTAAATCAACAATAACTGAGCTAGAATTAACTATATCAATAAGATTAAAGAATGATTTACTTAAATCCTGCAACATATTTGTATATGTTAAAAATGTATTGTTACCATCAACCGATGTATCACTAAATTGTGATTTATTAACAATATTTACAGTTGATTTTTTAAGTATGCTAACTAAATTCAAACTTTCAGCTGAAATAGTTACTAATCCTGTTAGAGGTTTATTGTTTAAATCCATCAAACCATTATTGAACATTACGTCATTTTTGAAAACGATTTTTTTTCCATCTACTACTTTTAATTCAATATTTTTATTTGATGACGTTAGTCTTAGATTGTTACTTGTATCATTAGACGTTAATTTATCGCAGTATATTCTAAAACTTCTGGCGCTATTATTAAAATTTTCATAAATAGTCATAACAATTTAATTTAATATAGCTATATAATATTTTTTATGGATTTCAAGGTTATATTTAAACGCAACCTTCTTTTTCTAGTTCTTCCAAAGTCGCAATAAGATTATTTATTAATACTTGTTGCTCTTGAAATGCTTTTATTAATAATATTGTTAAACTGCTATAATTAACCGATTTAAATCTCTCGTTTGTGCTATCTTCTGTTACTAATTCCGGAAAAAGTTCTTCTAATTCTTGCGCTAATACTCCAATATATTTTGTTTTATCAGAACCCTTTAAATTATAATTAACCACTCTAACCTTTAACAAATCTTCTAATTTAGGAGAGCTAGTAACAATGTTTTCCTTTAATCTGCTGTCGCTAATTGTTCCATATCCGTTTGTATAATTAGTGACATTTCCACACGCATCAATCTTAAATACTTTATTATAAATAGAACCTACGTTGCTATAATAATCTACAATAGAAGCGCTAACATCGGTAGATGTTAGATAATGCGAGCTATAACCATTAATGCTAATGTCAAAATTATGTTTATTAGAAATATTAAATGATTTTAAATATGCTGTACCTGTTAGTGCTAAGTCGCCGCTAATTGTTGTGCTAATTGCTGTATTAGCAGTATGTGGAATAAATTCTAAAGGTTTGTTAATTCCATTAACAAATAGCGTCTTAATGGTTTCAATAATAATAGACGACAACTCAAGATTACTTAGGTTAATAGTTGCAAATGAAATATCAAAACGTGTTTTTATATTATTATGCGATGCTTCAAAAACACTATTTAATAAATATGATATGTCAAGTTTTTCGGTAAAAGAATTAAATGAACTAGTGAATTCATTTGAAAGAATAGTAGGGTTAGTATAATTAACTGTATATGCATAATTAATGTTATAGGTTCTTACAAGACCTGTAAAGCTTGGGTCATATAGTGGTGCACCTACTGCTAATATAGAACCATTGCTTGATAAAGAAACGCTATAACCAAATACATCGCCTATATTATCACCTAAAATATCAGAACCTACTTTAGCCCAATCATTATTAGCAAACTTATATAATCTTACTAATCCTCTATTGCTATCATGAGAACCAAAACCAACTGCTATAATAGTTCCATCGCTTGATAATGTTATATTTGGATCATCCCACTCAAAATAAGTAATAGTTGGTCCATTAATATCTAAACCAAGTTTATTCCATGAATTATCTATACTATTATAATTATATACCATAACTCTGCCATAATTATTATTTAAAGGATTTTGACGTTCAGCTATTGCCAAGATTGAACCATCGCTTGATAATTCTATATTATTGCCAAAATTTTTTAAATTATTATAACTAGATGTATTCAAACCGTTACCAAAAATAGTTGTACCTCTAGGTGTCCAAGTATTATTACTATAATCATATACATTAACCTGTCCTTGTATTGGTGAAATTGATGATGAAGATATTGCTAAACTTGTTCCATCGCTTGATAATGATACACTTGCTCCTGTCATTGAATATGTGTCAAAACCATTAAATTCACCTATTTTATTCCAAGAATTATCATTTTCAATATATGAAAATACACGAACTTGACCAGCATCAGTATATGTTGTGTCATTTCTTATTGCTCCTATTGCTAAAATTTTACCATTTGCCGATAATGAAATAGTTCGAGAAAACCCATCACCAGCTCCCAGACCTTCAATGTCTTGTCCTTGTTTTATCCAACTAATGTCATTGTATTTAAAAATTCTAACTTGGCCTTTTCCTGCGTTGAAAAAACTACCAATAGCAGCAATAGTTCCATCCTTTGACAACTTTAATGTAAAATCTCGATCACCATCTGCTTCTCCATCAATAGTTTGCCCTAACTGGACCCAACTAATATCATTATATTTATAAATTCGCGCACGCCCTCTTAATGTTCCAGCTCCGTTATTAAAAGGTGCTGTTACACCCATAATTTTACCGTCTTCAGATAAAGAAACGTAGGTACCGAAGTAATTTAAAGTTGATTCACCTGATATATCTTGTCCAAATGGAGTAATACTACTAGGTGAATAATCATATTGTGGTTGTCCTGGTATAACTTTATTATTTTTTGCCACATAAGAGACATCCATAAGTGTTCTAATCGAATCAAATGAAATAGTCAATTGATTTTTAGAAATATATGAGCTATTTGCATAAGATTGTAAATAATTTAGCGAAAGTTCGAAATTAGTTCTTAATATAAATGAATTGTCTATTTGGTTTCGCGTGTAAGTAGCATTATAAGAATTGTCTATATTCCTTTTTAGTGTGAAAAAAGATGAACTAAAATCTGCTCTAAATGCGTTTATTGATAAGTCAAAATCGCGTTTAGCTAGCGAAATATCGTCTATAAACAATACTTTATTATTGCCAACACTTAATTGACCACCGCTAAAGTTCCAAAGTGTTCCATTATATTTTAATGACGCAATATTTGATATGTCTAGCCCTGCATTGGTATTTGATAATTCTTGTATATTTGCCAAGTTTGAAGCTAATGTAATAATTGCATCGTGTATTTCAACATCACTTGATGAAAACGTTGTTTCATTTCCTGTAACGTTTAAATCACCATTAATAATTAATGTTCCGCTATGATTGTCGTATCCAGAGGGGTCAATAGTAAATATGCTCGGTACTTTTAGCACATTATTAAGTAATTGTCCGCTTATAGTTAAATCATAAATAAAAGAGTTTTTAACAACAACTAGCTCATTGCTTACTGAAATAGCTAAGGCACTCACATCGTTCGTTAAAATTTTGTCAATATAAAAATTTTGTTCTAGCACTGCTTTATAAATGTTAAAACTCGTTTCAATAGACGCAAAATTTGTTTCATCTATTAATAACTCATTACTTATAGTTACTATTCCGTCGACGTGTAAATTTTTGTTTATGTAAAGCGAATTATTAAAGCTCGAGTCGCCACCGCTCACGTTAATATATGTAAAATAGGCATCGCTCCTTCCTATTGAACCATCTACAGGATTGTAACCAACGCGTGTATTTCTAATATATCCATCATTAACACTATTATATGTAATTCTCACATTTGATGGTAAGGTTATTGTATTAACCCTCAAAAATGTTGTTTCTATTTCAGAAATATTAGAAATATTTATATGCTTAGTTGTAACCATGCTTAAATCAACGTGTCCGTCAAAAATTACACTAGTGCTGCTAAAATCAATACTATTATATGATGACTCGATTATTAAATCTGTGCTTACATTATTACTTGTTAACTTGTCGCAAAATATTTGAAAACGTCTATCAACATTAAAATTTCTTTCCATATTAACTATATTACAATATTAATATAGTTAATTAATATTTTATTAATTTATTGACTACATAAAAATTAGTATAATTTATCACAATTTATCACAATTTATCACAATTTATCACAATTTATCACAATTTAACTTTTAAAATTCCAGTGTTAGGATCATAATATACTTGGCCTTTTGTAAGTTGATTACTAGTGTCAGACAATTTATTAATATCAAAATAGATCTGTGGTGTGTAAATGCCAATGTTAACACTACTATTATCTACAATATGAATACTATATGATGGATCAATAGTATTAATTCCTATTCTATTATTATTTGTATCTATACAAATTAGATTGCTAGCATCAATTGACCGTGTATTAATATCATCAATAGAAGAAAATGTTCCAATTAAGGTATTTATAGATGAATAATCACTCATAACTTAATTATAGATATATAATAATTAAATTATATAAATTTTAAGTAATAAGATTACTAAATTATATATTTTTAAAACGCTTTTTCAATATTTGCTAGTCTGTTTTCTAAAAGTTCTATTTTTTTTACTAATTGTCCAATATATTCTATTTTATTATTTACAATGGTCGCTAAATCGTTAGAACCTTCATTTTTAATAAAATTTTCATTTTTATTTAAGTTCTCATTTATTATTTGGACCTGTGCATCCAATTCTTTTATGGCAGCCAAGCTATATACAAAAATATTATTGTAATTTAAGCTATATGGGCTTTGTTCGTTACCAACATTTACGCTAAATTTTAGCTCGTTAATCTTTTCAACTTCTTGGGCGATTAGACCTGCTTCTATTACATATGGTTCGGTTAGCGGACCTCTATAATGTGTGTCTTTAAAAGTCGCTGTTTTCTGGTAAATTTGAGGGCTTAATTGTCGTATAGTTGTTAATGCATTAACTATAGTCTCTTCATTATGCTTTAATCTATCGTCGGAAGTAGTTAATACTCCATTTGTATTAGTTATAGCTCCAGCAGCAGTTAAAGAACCAACACTTAAATAACTAGTAGGACCAATAATTCTAACTGACCCATTTATTGATATATCACTGGTGCTTGGCAACGGATTAATATTATTTACAAATAATCTTCCATTATTAAGCAATGTTAAAGAGCCATCCATTAGCACATCACCGCTAATAGATATAGGGTTAGCATTATTATATGGTCTAATATTATTTGCATAAAGCAACGAACTACTACTTATATCACTTGTAGTAAATAATGCACCGGTTCTTAAACTATTACAACTAATTTCAGTATTTATAATAATAGGGGCATTAGTAAAAATGCGACCATTGAAAAAAGTCATACTTGCATCTCTCCCTATTATAAGAGTGTTTGTTCTTAGTGTTCCACTAACATCTATATCATAAGCTGGTGACGATGTTTTCACACCAATACGGCTATTTTCAGTATCAATACAAACCACGTCATTAGCATTAGGCATAATTATATCATCAGTTAATGCGCTTATACTTGTAACAATTTTGTTAAGTCCTGACATTGCTATATTATTATTATAGATTAATAATAATAATTTAACAATTAAATGTATTAAAGCTTTAAAGAAAAATAATTAGCAATCTATTAATTTTATTGTGTTGTTTTTATGTTGTTTTCTTTTATTCAATTAGCGCTAGCCTCTAATGCTTCTAATCTTGCTGTTAAACTATTTATTCCTTGCTTTAAAGTAGCGACTTCATCTTTTAATGTACTAATATTCGAAGACATATCATTTATTAACACTTGTTGCTCTTGTAATGCTTTGACTAACATAATATTTATACAACTATACTTAACTGATTTGTATTTTTGTCCTGAAGTTTCAGTTTCTACTAGTCCAGGAAAGATTTCTTCTAATTCTTGTGCTACTACACCAATATATTTATTTGATGACCCTATTAAATTATAATTGACTACTCTAACTTTTAATAAATCTTCTAATTTAGGTGTTGCGTCAACAATGTTTTCTTTAAGTCTTATGTCACTAAAACTTCCATATGTATTATTACGATTATATAAAGACCCGTTTTGAAGAATATATAATGTTCTTGTAAACTTATTTGGAAAATCACTATAATATTCGCTATGAACTGAGCTCTCACTTGTAGAATATACACTTGTTTTTATGTCCTTTTTTTTATACGAATAATTATAACCATCTAAACAAAATAGATTTGTAGAATTTAGACTAACAATATTATTTTGCACTAAATTATAAATAACAATGCTTGCTCTACTACTTGTTCCTGAAGCAAGTCTATTTCCATCATTTGTTAAAAATATTGATGTACCAGGATTAAACCCGTTTCCATATCTATTCCAAGCTGTTCCATCCCATTTATATACTCTGCCCATCTTATATTCAGACTGGTCATTTGCTGAAACAGCAAGAATTGTTCCATCATATGATAATGAAATACTATTACCTGTTCGTGCATAAAGACCATCACTATTTAAACCTCCTTGTCCATCTATATCAAGTCCTAATTGATTCCACGAACTATCACTGTTATTCCACTTATATACTCTTACATGACCATTCCATTGTCCATTTCCTGAGTTTTTTTGTGTTCCAATAGCAATATAATCTCCGTTTCCTGATAATGAAATACTAATACCCCATTCGCCATCCTGATCATATTCTCCAACTATTCTTCCAGTATTTACCCATGATGTTCCATTAAATTTAAATATTCTAACAATACCGCCAGCAGGTGGTTCAACGCGTATGTCTGGTAAACTATTAGATGGACCATATGGTGCTGAACCAGCAACTACAGTACCATCTGAAGATAACGTAACTTGAGAACCAAAATATTGCATTTCTAAACCACCATTAGGATAAATATAAATTCCATCTTGAGTACCACCAAATATATTAATATCTATCTGAAATTCAAAAAAACTTAGTATTGCGCTATAATACCAGTCTAATACTGAATTTCTTGTTTCATATTTATATATTAATACTGCTCCATGGTACCATAAAGAATATGGAGCGCCTATAGCTATAATAGTTCCATCATTTGAAAAAGACATACTATCTCCAAATAATTCATTATGTACATTCCCATATTGAATAGTAGATTGTATTGGAATTATAAAACTACCCATAGGTTCCCATAACAATGTAGTCAAATTATATTTATAAATTTGAACCCCTCCCCTAACCCAATTACCATTTTCATTATAAATATATCTAACATGTGAAAATCCTACAGCAAGAATATTTCCATCATTTGATAACGTTGTACGAAGACCGTTACCACCGTGTGTATTAGTTCCATCTAGTTCTTGTCCTTTTGGTACCCATGAACCACCATTATAATGATAAACAATAATTCTACCTACCATACCTGCCCCTCCCGCAACCCCAGGAGTTCTATAATCTACATATGTCGCTACAGTATATCCATCTTTAGAAAAAGATATGATAGATCCAAAACCCAAATTAGTATAAAGATTATTTGATATTTCAACAAGCGGTATCCAATCAGGCAATATTTTTATATTATTATCATAGGGTGTTGAGGAAGAACCTCCTCCACCACCGCTCACAGCTAATGCATTAATTGAAGCATCAAACAATTCCTTGGATACAAATGATATATCTATTTCTATTTTGGTATATCCGACACCAGTGTAAGCTTGACCATTTATTGTATTAACACTTAAATCATTTGCAAAAATATTGCGCCACCTCTTTAATGAAGAACCTAAATTAGAGCTTACATCACGTAAAGGTACTATGTTTCCGCTAACCTCAATATTAGTAACGCTTACATCACGAATGTTAGAAGTAGTACTTGTTAATTGTGAAAAAGTCCAATTATTGGCCTGGTTTATTTTATCACTTGTGATTGAAGAATTAGCAATTTTAGAACCACTAATTGCTGCATTAGCTGATATGTCCACATCCATAATAGTTCCATCTACTATATTATGTGATTGAATACAATCACTGGATAGCTTTGCGTGTGTAACTGCGCCATTAGCAATTCTTGTATTAGTTACAGCATTAGCTGCTATTTTTTCATATGTAATAGCATGATCACTTATATCCACTGTTAAAATAGAACCATTTTCTATTTGAGTAGAACTAATTGTTCCACTAGCTATTTTAGCACCATCAATAGAATTAGTAAAATTAGTTACGTTTAATTCACGAATATAAGCAATATCCCATATTTTGCCGGTTTCACCTAAACTTCCAACACTATTACTTACTGGAACTACATTTCCTGAAATACTCATTCCTATAGATGATCTAAATGTATTGCTTGAATTATTATATAGCATATTTACTTTTGCACCAGATATTTCAAAACCAGCACCAT